GAGAAGATATGGGAATGGAACCACCAGCACCTGAAGGAGAAGATATGGGAATGGAACCACCAGCACCTGAAGGAGAAGATATGGGAATGGAACCACCAGCACCTGAAGGAGAAGATATGGGAATGGAGGAACCTTCAGATGATGAAGAACAACCTTCAGGACCGTCAGGGTTAAAATCAATACAAAAACTTACAGGAAGATTAAGTCAAAAAATAAGATCTTTTGACAAAGATAAAGGAATGGATTCACAAGATATTAAATATGTTGTTAATTCTATATTATCGGCAATTAATTTAGAAAATCTAGACGAAGACGATAAAGACGATATAATGGCTAAATTTGATGAAGGGGATGAATATGATATGGGAGATGAGGATTTAGATATGGGAACAGAAGAAGATTTAGATATGACAGAACCACCAATGGGTGAGGAACCATCTAATGAACCTGCACCACCATCAGAACCTCCTGTTATGGAATCTAATGTTGCAAAAGTTTTATCTAAATATTTTGATATTAAACCTTCAGAAAAACCAATTTTAGAAGAAAAAAGAAAAAAAGACTTTTTAAGAAAAAAATTACAATTAGTTGAAACAAAAAAAGAATTAAGAAAATTAAGTGAAACTATCGATCAGTTTGAAACAGGTTTAGCGATGTTAAATGAAAATGCTAAGTTTATTGGTAGAACAAACCAAGAAAATTTAATTTTTGTTAAAAACGGAAAACAATATAGAGTAACACCAAGAGGGAGGGTTATATGAATTTAGTTTATGTAAACGAATTAGGACCTAATTTTAGAGGAGATAATATATATGAATTTATCTTTTCTGATGTTGATGATGTTTGGGGTGATGATTGGGATGCAGAACCAGCAAATGGAAGACCACAACCACCTAATATTGATTACGTAAAAAAAGTTGGTGTTTTAAAAAATTCTGAAATTGAACTTATTTTAATTCAAAATTCAGATTTTTTTGGTGTTTATGATGCTGTTGATGGTGTAATTGCTTTAGGTTGGGAAAAGGGTGATAGTGATGAAATTTTAATAAATAAAAGAAAACGTCTTGTTTTTCAATACGGAGAGAGTGTTGACAGTGTTGAAAACAAATTATACGAAAGAGACATCGTATTAAAATGGGAAAAAAATTTGGTAAGTGATGGGACACATGAATTATAAAATACAGACATTATTACAAGAGGGAGTTTCAATCTCTTTTTTAGAAAACTTAACATCTAATCAAATAAATGTTCTTTATGAAAGAGCAAAAAAATCTAAAAAAGAAACTAAAGAAGAGACTAGTGTTACTAGTACAAAATATAATCTTAAAGATGCTAATGACCAAAAGAAATTTTTTGAAAAGGTTAAAACTACTGACCCAGATAAAGTTAAAATGAACCCAAACGACGATACTGCTACTGTTGGTGAAATGGAAATGACCGAAAGATCGGTTTCAAAACAACAACAAAAACTAATGGGTTTAGCTCTTTCTGTTAAAAAAGGAGATACACCAAAATCAAAAGTCTCAAAAAAAGTCCAAGATATGTCAAAAGATATGTTTAAAAAAGATTTAAAAGATTTCGCATCAACAAAACACAAAGGACTTCCTGAAAAAAAGAAATCGGAATCTAAAGAAAATGTAAAAAAACTTGAAGAGAGTATAATGAAATTAATTGAAAGTCATTTAAATCCAACAACAACAAAAGGTGATTTATTAAAAACAATTAAAAAGTTTAAAAGATAATGAATGTCGTTAACAAGGGAACAAGCCTTATTAGAATATGCAAAATGCGTAAATGATACACCATACGCACTTAAAACATATTTACAAACATACGACAACACACAATCAAAATACGTACCATTAGAACTATTTAATGACCAAGTTACTTTGGTTAAAGATTATGACGAATGTGATGAAAATATTGCATTAAAATATCGTCAGGCAGGCGTTTCTACTGTAACCTCAGCATGGGCATCAAAAAGATTAGTTTTTGCTCGTAAAGAAAAACCTGAAAAAATCCTAATTATCGCAAACAAAATGGATACTGCCGTTGAGATGGCAAATAAAGTTCGTGCGTTTGTTGAACAATGGCCAAAATGGATGGGTGTTGGGTTTTCTAATGAAAAAAATTCACAAAGACATTTTAAATTAACTAATGGTTGTGAGGTAAAGGCGGTTGCAACATCAAAAGATGCTTTACGTGGATATACCCCAACAATATTAATATTTGACGAGGCGGCTTATATTAATGCCGATGAGGATTTTTGGTCAGCATGTATGGCTTCCCTTTCAACAGGAGGTAAAGTAATTGTAATTTCAACACCAAATGGATTTGACCCTATCTATTACTCAATATACAGTCAGGCAATTAAAGGAATGAATGACTTCAGAATTACTGAAATGTATTGGTTTAGAGATCCGAGATACTCAAAAGATTTAAAACTAATTAAATGTAGTGATATTGTTCATTATATGTTAAATAGGGCTGACTATAAAGATAATGAAATAACTATAGATTATTCAGAGATTAAAGTTTCTGATAGAGATTTTAATGAAATAAAAGAAAGGATAGAAAATGGTGGATACAAGGCTTATAGTTCTTGGTTTGAGGCCATGGCTAAAAAATTAAAGTTTGATAGAAGAAAAATATCACAAGAACTTGAATGTAACTTTTTAGGTTCGGGAGATAATGTAATACCTCCTGAAACTATGAAAACCATAAAAGATAACCAATTAAAAGAACCGAACAATAAATTAATGGGTGGTGCATTATGGCAATGGAAAGAACCTGTTGCTGGTCATCGATATATTATGGGTATGGACGTTTCTCGTGGTGATAGTGAGGATTTTACAACATTTACAATTATTGATTTTGATAATAGAGAACAAGTTTTAGAATACATTGGAAAAGTCCCTCCTGATGTTGTTGCAGAAATTGCTTACAAATGGGGAATAATGTATAATGCGTTTATTGTTACGGATATAACCGGTGGTATGGGTGTTGCGACATCAAGAAAACTCCAAGAATTAGGGTATAAAAATTTATATGTGGACGGTATTAATCCTGCTGATAAATGGAAATGGGACCCAAAAGCACAAGATAAAATACCTGGTATTAACTTTAATTCAAAAAGAGTCCAAATAGTTGCCGCCTTTGAGGAGGCATTAAGACACGATTTTGGAGTTAGGTCCCAAAGACTGTATAACGAATTAAATACTTTTGTATATATAAACGGAAAACCTGACCATCAAAAAGGACAACATGATGACCTTATAATGGCAATGGCTATGGCGTTATATGTTGCAGAAACCTCATTTTCAAAATTAGAAAAAGCAACTGAACAAGCAAAGGCGATGTTAGAATCTTGGGCAACAGAAACTTCAACATTTAAAGACTCACACCAAAATTTTAATCCAGGAATACCTGTAACAATGTATGATCAAATGGGAATGAATAGAAATACAGTAACTCAAAGTGATTATCAAAAGTATTTATGGTTATTCGGAGGAAGAAGAGTTTAATTTTATTCTTTTGATATTATTTTTTTAATAAAAAAACTATGGCAGAACAAAAATATACAGTTTGGCAAAGATTAGGGAGAGTTTTTGGACCTAACGCCAACTTAGACCAACAAACACCTGTTTTTAAATTCGACAAAAAAGAATTACTAAAAACAACAAACAAACAAGAATACGAAACTGAAAAATTACAGTCTCAACAAACTATGTACATTGGACAACAATGGCAAAAAGTTGAAAGTAATTTATATCAACAAGCGGTTTATTACGAACCGACAAGGATGGCATCGTATTACGATTATGAATCAATGGAATATACTCCTGAAATATCTGCGGCGTTAGATATATATGCCGAGGAATCAACAACACCAGATCAAGACGGTATAATCTTAAAAGTTTATTCGGAATCAAAAAGAATAAAACAAGTATTAACCGATTTATTTACAAATAAATTAGACATCAATACAAACTTACCAATGTGGACAAGAAACACTTGTAAGTTTGGTGACAATTTTATTTATTTAAAGTTAGACCCTGAAAAAGGTATTGTTGGTTGTCAGCAATTACCAAACATCCAAATTGAAAGATTAGAAAAAGGTATGAGATTTCAACCTGACAAATATAGTCAAGAAATGGAGAACGATGCTTTAAAGTTTGTTTGGAAAGAAAAAAATATGGAATTTAACACTTGGGAAGTTGGTCATTTTAGAATATTAGGTGATGATAGAAAATTACCTTATGGTACATCTATGTTAGAAAAAGCAAGGCGTATTTGGAAACAACTTTTATTATGTGAAGATGCGATGTTAATATATCGTGTATCAAGAGCACCTGAAAGAAGAGTATTTAAAGTATTTGTTGGTAATATGGACGATAAAGATGTTGATGCTTACGTACAAAGGGTTGCCGGTAAATTTAAAAGAGATCAAATTGTTGATAATAAAACAGGTAATGTTGATATGAGATACAACCAAATGGCTGTAGATCAAGATTACTTTATTCCTGTTAGGGATGCTGGTGCCCCCGAACCAATTACTACTTTGGCGGGTGCTGCTAACTTGGCAGAAATTGCGGATATTGAATATATTCAAAAGAAACTTGTAACCGCATTAAGAATACCTAAAGCATATTTAGGATTTGAAGAGGCGGTAGGTGACGGTAAAAACTTATCTTTACTTGATATAAGATTTGCAAGAACAATTAATAGAATACAAAAATCAATGATTGCTGAATTAAATAAAATAGCAATCATCCATTTATTTTTATTAGGGTTTGAAGATGAATTAACCAACTTTACTTTAAGTTTAAATAATCCATCTAAACAAGGTGAATTATTAAATTTAGAAATATGGAAAGAAAAGATAACTCTTTATAAAGATGCGACGGCAGAAGTAGCAAAGTCATTGGCACCTGTATCAGGGTCATGGGCTAAAAAACACATTTTAGGGTTTTCTGATGAAGAGATAAGATTAGATGTGCAACAACAAAGAATTGAAAGAGCGGTTTATGCTGAATTAGAAAAAACCGCAGAAGTAATTACTAAAACAGGTATATTTGATAATATAGATAAACTTTATGGTAAAAAAGAAGGGGCTCCAGCTGCTGGAGGAGAAGCGGGAGGAGATACAGGTGGAGGATCACCGGCACCACCTCCAGGAGGAGATACAGGTGGAGGAGCACCGGCACCACCACCAGAAGGTGATACTGGAATGCCAACAGAAAGATTAGTAAGAAATGATTTAGATTTAATATTAGAAAATACATTATTTAATAGTCCTGAAACTATAGATTTATCTAAAGGTAGAAATTCTTTAGTCGAAATAGATCAAAAATTGAAAGATTTAATAGATAAGTAATATTTATAACTAAAAAAGATATGAATACTTTTGGTACAATTAAAACAAAAATAGAAAAGGCATCAACTAACCTTTATCAAAAACCGCAATTTAAAAATTTTATGAAAGAATTTAAAATTATGGTTTTAGAAAATAAAGATATTTCTGAATTATACTACATATATGACGACTTATCTACAAATAAGGGATTGGATAAAGATTTGGCTGAAGATTACCTAAATGAGTCTTTAGAATATTCTCAAATTTTAATTTCAAGTTCAAAAAATATTATTAATAGGTTAGATACATGGGTTTCTAAATATATAAAAGAATCTAAAAACAATTATAGAGATATTGATAATGCAATATATAATAAATCTATAAGAAATTTAGAGTCAATACTAGAATCAAAAAATACTATTAAAAAAACATTAATTTCTGAAAATAAAAAATCAGAATTAACAATACAAGAAACAAATTTACCAATATCTTCTATGGTAAAAATCGCAAATGAAACATTAAAAAAAGAAATAAGTTTAAATGAATCTGAACAAAAAGAATTAAATGAAATACTTTCTTTAAATGGGGATGATTTAAAAGAAGAGTTTGTAAAAACAAAAAAAATAGTTTTAGATAATTTAAAAAACTCAATTAATGAATCAAAAGATAGCGATTTAAATAATACAATTTCAAAAACAATTGAAAAAATTAAAGAGTCTAAATGTGATCATTATGAATATTATAAACTTAAAAAATTAAGTTTAGGTTTATGACAAAATTTTTTAAATCTCTTTTAGGTTCAGGATCAACCACACTATCATCAAAAAGGTTTGTAGGTATAATTTGTGTTATAAGTTTAATAGTTAGTTTGATGGCTTCAGTATTTTCACAAGGAACACTTTGTCCTGACGAATCGTTAGTTGATGTTATTGGATTATTGGCGTTTGGATCTTTAGGTTTAACCTCAACAGAATTAATATTTGGGAAAAAAATAGATAATAAAAAAGATCAAGAAGAAGTTTGATTTTTTTGTCTATATTGAGCCTTTTTTTTCTGAGCTCTTTTTTTAACTGAAGGTTTTGTAAACTCTTGTCTTTCTTGTAATTTTTGAATTTGTTTTGTTTTATAAATTTTAAACTTATAAGTTTTTAATGCTTGTTCTAAAGACTTTTCGTTTTTTACTGGAACTATTATCATAAATTTTTTTGGTTTTATTATATAAATATTAGGATATTTTTTAAATTTTGACAAGTACTTAAAGTTTTATTATAATTGTTAAAACAATAAACTTGTAAGAAATGAAAAATGAAAAAAGGAAAGACATCAAAATTAAACATTTTTGATGATGCAAAATGTCACTACGGAACAGTCGACTCAAAAGAATTAAAATCAATTTATGTTGTACTACAAACTTGGATAGAACCCATAACAGACGAAGAAAATTGGAATAGGATTACAGGAATTTTAAAAAGACAAATTTTACACACATTATTAGAGGTTGTTGAGTTTACAACTTTTGAAAAAAAACAAATTGTTGATCTTGATTTAAGAACTAGCGGAATTCAAAAAAATAAAAAAAGTTTTTTAAATTTAGAAATAACATTATTTGTTCACGATAAATCTTTAGACTTCAAATCATTAATTTTAAGAAGCAAACTTAAAAAAATAATATCATCAATATATCACGATGATTTAAAAAAATCAAAGTATTTCACATTAAGTAAAACAAAAATTAAAGAAACTGTGATTAGCTAATATTTATTTTAAAAAATATATTATGAAAATATTAGGACCAAATGATACAGGTAAAGGAATTTTAGTTGAGTGGGACGCGGGGATTATTAACCCAAATGAATATAGAAACAGTCAAGTAATAAAAGAATCTTACGGACAGTTAGATCATTCTAAACCTTTTGTGTTTTATGCAACATTACAAAAATATGGGGTACCAAATAGAAATGGTAGAATATATCCTGAAAAAATATTAAAAAGAGAAGCCGAAAAATATAAAGAAATGATTAATAGGGGAATGTCAATTTCTGAACTTAATCACCCTGAATCTTCACTTATTGATTTAGATAGAGTAGCTCATTTAATAACTGATGTGTGGTGGGAAGATAACGTGTTAATGGGTAAAATTAAATTATTAACTTCACCAGGTTTTCATGAAAGAGGTATTATTTCTTCTAAAGGAGATGTTGCAGCAAACATGATGAGACAAGGTGTTACTATGGGAGTGTCTTCAAGAGGAGTTGGTTCATTAGTTAAAAAAGGAGAACAAAATGAAGTACAAGAAGATTTTGAATTAATTTGTTTTGACCTTGTTTCATCTCCATCTACGCCGGGAGCATACCTTTATTTAAATAAAGAAGATAGACCAAAGTATGAAGAAAAATTAACTGAACACCAAAGTGTAGAATCAAATCCTTTAGGTAAATCTATTGACTTAATGAAAAGATTATCCGATTATTTGGATAAATAAATTTATAAGACATGGATGAAAAATATTTCGTAGCAAAAGTAACAACCGATATGGTTGATGAAAACACAGGAAAAGTAAAAAAACTTAAAGAAGAAAAATTGGTTAAAGGTTATAGTCCTACCGATGTAGAAGCTAAAGTAACTAAAGTTTATGAAACTTACACAATGGATTGGAGAATAACCGCAATCGTTGAAAGTAAAATTGATGAGGTAATTGAATAATTTTTAAGTAAAATTTTTATTAAAAAGGGGATACAATATGTGTTCCCTTTTTTTGTGCTTATTAATTATTTCTTTTTAAACTATAAAAAAAACTAACTTTTTTAAAAAACTGCATATTTATTTAATAAAATAAACGCATAACACATTATATAAAAAAATGAGTATGAAAGAAAAATCGGTAGTAGAAGAGGCTTTATTACAAATAAAGTCCGTTGAAAATGCTATCAGTGAAAACGCAAAAGGAATACTTGCTTCTACTATGAAGGAAGAAATCAGTGAATTAGTAAGGGAATCATTAAATGTTCCGAAAAAAAGAAAACTACGTGAACAAGAAGAAGATCAAGAAGTTGATGTTGATACTGAAGTAGAAGATGTAGAAGAACCTGAAATGGAAGAACCTGAAATGGAAGAACCAGAAATGGAAGATGAAGTTGAAGTAGATGCTGAAGTTGAGGGTGATCAACCAACAGATGAGTTACCACCATTAGATATGACACAAGCACCAATGAGTGATGTGATGAAAGTATTTAAATTAATGGGAGATGAAGATGGTGTTATTGTTAAAAAAGACGAAACAGGAATTCATTTATCAGACCCAAATAACAATACTGAGTATTTAATACAATTGGGTGACGAATCAAACAATCCTGAACACATGATGGAAAATTATATGGAAGAAGGTGAGTGGAATGAAGATAATTCGTATATGGAGCCAACTGAAAATATCTATGAATTAGAGGTTGACGGTGAAAATCCTTTTGGAGAAGAAGAAACTTTTGAAATGTACGAAGAAGATTCTATGGTGGGTGGATTTGGAGAAGAAAGCGAAATCGAACCTTCAATGTATGAAGAAGATCAAACTTTTTATGAAATAGACCAAGATACTTTGGAGTCAGTTTTAGAGTCTTTTAAAGCCAAAGGCACAGGTATGGGTAAACCAAAATTAGGTATGCCTAAATCAGGTGTTAATATGAAAGGTTTTAAAGAAGATAGAAAATCAGGAGGTAGAGGTATGACAGGTAAAGGGCCTAAATTTAAATACCCTTCTATTAAACACGGAGTTACTGAAACCGAAATGGATGAAGAAGAATTCAACGAATGGGAAGAAGAAAATAACGAAGGTTTAGTTGATAGTGTAGAAAATTTAGATGCGGAAACTACTGAAGCATCAAGAACTATGACATATAGAAGAAGAGCCGAAAGAGGTAGAGTTACCGCACCAAGACAAGTATCTGAGTCTCAATACAAACAAGTAGAATTGTTAAAAGAAAAAAATGAAGAATATAAAAAGGCGTTAGATTTCTTTAGAACTAAACTAAATGAAGTTGCAGTATTTAATTCTAATTTGGCTTATTCAACAAGACTATTTACAGAACACTCAACCACTAAACAAGAAAAGATTAATATTCTTAGAAGATTTGACTCAGTTGAAACTTTAAAAGAATCTAAAAATCTTTATCAATCAATCAAAAAAGAATTAGGAGGAAAAGAAAGTCAACCGATAGTTACGGAATCTATCGAGAGAAAAGTTATTAAAACACCACAGACTGGATCGGCAACTAATTTGATTGAAAGTAAAACTTATGAAAATCCTCAATTCTTGAGAATGAGAGATTTAATGGCAAAAATTAAATAAAAAATAAACTTTTTAAAATTACTGTATATTTATATACATAAAATAAAAATAAACTCTAATTAAAAATTAAAAAATGGGAGCATTATTAGAATCAGGTCTTGTTGGTAACATTGGGTTAAAACACCTTAAAGTTATCAAAGAAGATACAATCAACAAATGGGATAGATTAGGATTCCTAGACGGTCTAAGAGGACACGTTAAAGAGAACATGGCACAATTATATGAAAACCAAGCGTCTCACCTAATTAATGAAGCGGCATCAACTGATAGTTCAGGTTCTTTTGAAACAGTTGTATTCCCTATCGTTAGAAGAGTATTCTCTAAATTATTAGCTAACGATTTAGTATCAGTACAAGCAATGAACTTACCAATCGGTAAATTGTTCTACTTTGTACCTAAAATTCAAGGTTATAATACTGGTAATGAACATTTTTCACCTATTGGTGCAGATGGAGGACCAACTCAAGCAGCTTCTCAAGCGGCTTATAATTCAGGAAAAAACCTTTATGACAGATTTTATGAAGGAAATGAGCCTGGTTTAGATCCCGCAGGTCTTTTTGATTATTCAAAAGGTAGATATTCAGCACTTACCGCTTCTGTTACTACAGTTGTGTGGTCAAATGGTGAATTAATTCCTTCAGGGTATACTGCTGGTGAATATAGAAAAGTATTACTTGTTATGTCAGGATTCTCTAACGCAGGAGCAGGTAAATTAATTGGTCCTGATGGTCAAGAAATGGATAACGAATCATTCCTTTCTGATTTAACAGTGACTGCTAATAGTGGTGCGGGCGCTGCTTTTTCAGGAGTTTCTGGTTCTAACCTATTATTTAGAGTAGTAACTCAAAAATACGGTAAAGGAATTGTTCAATATGGTACACAAACTTCAACAACTTTTGGTACTGATGGAAACGGTGGTTCTTATGATAATATTTGTTCTGCTGACGGTAAAATTTACTTAGAAGTAGATTTACAAGTACCTTGTTCAATAGGAGCAACTTCATTAGATGGTTATTCAGGTTTAACTACTACTATTGCTGGTGATGCAGGTGTTAACACAGAATTCACCGCAACTTATAGAGTATATCAAGAATTAGAATTTGAAGATAAAATTGGTGAAGTTTCTTTTGACCTTGAGTCAGTTACTGTATCTGTTACAGAAAGAAAACTAAGAGCACAATGGTCTCCTGAATTGGCACAAGACGTTTCTGCATTCCATAACATCGATGCTGAAGCTGAATTAACGGCTTTATTGTCTGAACAAGTAGCTGCTGAAATTGATAGAGAAATCTTGAGAGACCTTAGAAAAGGAGCTGCATGGACTTTAAGATGGGATTACAATGGATGGAAAAGAGGAACAGCAGCAAATCCATTAACTCAATACACACAAAAAGATTGGAATCAAACTTTGATTACCGCAATTAACCAAGTTTCTGCACAAATCCACAAGTCTACACTTAGAGGTGGTGCCAATTGGATTGTTGTTTCTTCTGAGATTTCAGCTATCTTTGATGACCTTGAGTACTTCCACGTATCTAACGCTTCACCTGAGCAAGATCAATACAACATGGGTATTGAAAGAGTTGGTACATTATCAGGAAGATACCAAGTGTATAGAGATCCTTACTTCCCACCTAACACAATCTTATTAGGACACAAAGGTTCTTCATTGTTAGATACAGGATACGTTTACGCTCCATATGTACCTCTACAATTAACACCTACAATGTATAACCCATTCAACTTTACACCTATTAAAGGTATAATGACGAGATACGCTAAGAAAATGGTTAACAACCGTTTCTATGGTAGAATCGTAGTTGATGGTGTTAGAACATTCGACTTGAGAGAATTGAGATAATCAATATCTTAACATAAGGAAAAGGTCAGAGAAATCTGACCTTTTTTGTTTTTATATAATTCAAGTAATAACTACTAAATATATGGGTAAAATTACTTAGATGTTTATAGGGTTATAGTTGTAAAGTAACCTTTTTAGGGTATCAAAAACAGGTCTTTTACGGGGCCTTTCACATATCTATTGGTGTAGAAAATAATAAATTACAAATTAAACCAATAGAAATGAAGAACTTAAAAACAACAATCTCAACTTTACTAATTAGTTTATTAACTGTAGTGTCTTTCGCACAAAAAGGAAGTGTATGGGTAACAGTAGAAGATGTTAATAAATTAGAATTACAAACATTACCCACCACAGTAAAAACTGATTTACAATATAGAAAAGCCTTTCCATCTTCAAGACAAGAGTCTCTACAAAATGTATATGAATTTACATGTGATTGTGATGTTGTTGATTTGTATACTTCATTACATAAAGTAAACGGTTTAAAAGGTATTGAATACGCACCAACATATGAAACATTAGAATTACCAAACGACTACAATACAACATTTTCTAATAATTGGGCATTAGATTTAATAAATGCTCAAACAGCATGGTCATACACAACGGGAAATCCCAATCTAAACGTGGCTATTTCTGACCAAAATTACTATAACACCCACGAAGAACTAAACGGTAAAATTAATTATTATGACAACACAAACACAGCAACAAGAACACATGGTACGGCCGTGGCAACAATAGTTGCAGGAAACACAAATAACTATATTGGTATCTCTTCTATAGGTTATAATACAACACTTAACCTATTTAGAATGAATTATAACGACATGTTAATGGCATCATACGGCGGGGCAAAAGTTATTAACTTATCTTGGTCATCAGGATGTAACTATAATATCTATGCACAACAAGCAATTGATGAGATCTATAACAACGGAACATTTATCGTTGCTGCAGCAGGAAACGGAAGTACATGTGGTAATCCTAACGCATTAGTTTACCCAGCGGCTTACAATAACGTATTTGCGGTAACAAGTGTAGGTAGTCAAGATAATATAGAAAGAACTATCGGTAATCCATCAACAAGACACCAAACAAATTCATCTGTTGATATTTGTGCTCCTGGTTATAACGTACCTGTTACACCAGCACCGGAATGGTACACATATTCAAATGGTACATCATTTGCAGCACCATTTGTTACAGGAACTGTGGCTTTAATGTTATCACTAAAACCTGATTTAACAAATTACGAAATAGATTCAATTTTAAGAGTAAGCGCAGTTAATATTGACTCATTAAACCCTAATTATATTGGTAAAATAGGATCAGGTAGATTAAACTCAGGTGAAGCGTTAAGAATGGTTCAAAACTTAATTGACTTATCTAATAATGACGGTAATAATGGTCACGGAAATGATGAGGACGGAGTTGACTCTTCTAACCCTGGTCAAGGTGGTGGAAATCAAGGAGGAAACGGAAATCACTACGGATGGGATAAAGGACAAAAAGAGTTGTCTGAAGGTTTTGGTAATATCGTTGTGATTGATGTAAATGGTAAAACAACAAATTTAGATAACGCTCTTCCTGGAATGTATTTTATAGTTGACAACAACATAATTGTAAAAAGAATTTATAAAAACTAATATAATGAAAAATAAATTATTTAACATAATTTTAACAACATTAGTCACCAGTATAACATTTTCCGTTATGATGGTAATAAAAATAATCACCCACACAGTGTAAATATAAACGATTCCCCAATAAATAATAATTTACACATCAAATAGGTTGACCAAATAAAGATTTCCTTATATTTATTATAGGGGAATCTTTTATTTTTTTAAAAATACTATAATGAAAAAATTATTTATTTTAATCTTTTTTGTGGTTAGTACAATCACAACGTCTATTTTATTTTCACAATGTAATCAATACTTTCTTTATGAAAGTTTTAGTTCCGCACTACCAACACAAAAAGGTACGTGGACAAACACTTCAGTTCCTTATGGTACAACACCTGTAAGAACAGGGACTAATATGTTGACATTTAATGGTGTTAATGATGCGATTAGAACACCATTAATTGCAAATCCTGGGGTATTAACATTTTGGTATAGAAGAAGTTCAAACACAACTGCTTGGACATTAAACATACAAACGTCACCAGATGGAACAACTTGGACAACTAGAGGTTCTATTACATCAGTTACTGCAACATATCAACAATACACATTAAACATTGGAGCATTAAGTTTAACAAATGTTTATATTAGGTTAATTGACGCTAGAGGATCAGGTACACACGAAAGATATGTAGATGATTTAGGGATTACATCAACAGTTTCAAGTGAAAACACATTAATACCTATGATTGGGGCTTGTTCACAAACATTAAATTCAACATTTACATATACATTAACAGACGACGTTGGTCCTGTAGGTCCTGCTGCTGGTGGTTATACAAATAGTGTTGATAGAACAATAACATTAACACCATCTGATAATACAAAAAAATTACAACTACAATTCACTCAAATGGATTTAGAAACAAATTATGATTATCTATACATTTACGATGGTCCAAATACCTCATCAACATTACTTGCAACACTTAATGGTACAACAATACCGCCTAATGTAACTGCAGAAAATGCTTCAGGACAACTTACAATTAGATGGACAACTGATATTTCTAATGTCGGTACTTGGGGTGGGTTTGCGGCTAATATAACATCAGTTACAGTTTGTACAACACCAACAAATGGTGGAACAATTACTTCGTCAAAATCAAATACTACTGTTAATGATGCAACAACATTAACAACAAGCGGTAACGAAGGAAGCATTACATTGATAGAGTGGTCTTTTAACAACTTTACAACAGTTGCGGGGTCAACAAGTAATCCTGCAAACCCATATAGTATTAGAATGAATGTACAACAAACACAAATTTGGTTTAGAACAACATCTAAAAATGGTAATTGTCCTTCAGGTTTAAGTAATGTTGTTAGTGTAAATTTAAGAAATGCATCAACATATTCAACAGGAATCGATGATGGAGATTATATATCAAATGTAACATTTGGTAATATTAATAACACGTCCACAAACGATGGAGATGCTTATCAAGATTTTACTTCTCAAGTTATTGAATTAACAAAAGGAGAACCGTATCAATTAAGTGTTACCGCAACAAATACTTTTCAGTCAGGTCAAGGATATGCCGCATGGATTGACTATAATGGTGATGGTACTTTTCAAACAACTGAAAATGTTTTACAAAAAGCACCAGCAAATTCAACATCACAATTAATTACAATACCATCAGATGCTGCAACAGGTGACTTTTTAATGAGAGTTTTATCAGCTTGGGGAGTGACACCATCAAACGACGCATATTATTCAACAGGATATGGTTATGGTGAAATAGAAGAATACACAGTCAGACTTTCAAATCCTGTGTCATTACCAGTAGAACTAATATATTTTGAAGGTGTTAGATATCCTTCATTTAATAATTTAAAATGGGCAACCGCATCAGAACAAAATTCATCTCATTTTGATATTGAAAGAAGTGAAAATGGTGAAGATTGGAGAATCATTGGTAGTAGACCTTCGGCTGGTAATAGTCAATCATTAATTAACTACACTTATCTTGACTACTATAATCAAAATAATACTGTTTATTATAGATTATTACAGTATGATATTGATGGTCAGTATAAAATATACGGACCAATATCAATAGAAGGGTTTTTCTCAAGTAAAAAAATTGTCAAATATATAAATCTTGCAGGTCAAGAAGTTAATGAAACATATAAAGGAGTTGTTTTTGAAGTATATGAAGACGGTACTATGAGAAAAACTATTAGATGATAAGTAAATTTGAAATTATAAAAAGGTTGTTTACTTCTGTTTTGGCAGTATTACAACCTTTTATAATTTATTTTAGTTTTGGGGAATTACAATCAATATCACAATCATGGGAAACACCCCTACAACCTTTATTTATTTTTTCAAATGCACTTGTTAGTTATTTTTTATTTGATCTACCTAAATGGAGAATACCTGCGGTGTTGTTACTTTTATTAACTGTATTTTCAGTACAAGATTGGATGGTATTACACAATATATTTGCAATATCTTTTTTTATAATATCGTTAATCCCTTTATGGTCTATTAAAAAATTTAGATTTTATTTACCAATATATTTATTTTCCATTTTCTTTTTATTTTTTGGTGGATTTTTTTGGATGGAAACTTGGGGAATAATTACTTTAGTATTTTATCATATGCACGTAATGTTTTATTCGTATTATTTAAAACATTAATATATTTATAGTATATGATTGAAAAAATAATCAAAAAGGTTTTAAATGAAACCACTAGCTCAAGGTACTCAGGTAACTATAACGGACCATTAACTATGGGTGAAGTAGATTGGGATGATAGTGTCATGGGTCCTTTTACAAATAAAGTTTCTAAATATTTTAATTCTGAATTAGAATACGATAGTTATGACGGTAGTTTAGATTCACACAAAAAAGATAGAAAAAAATTAGAAGCAAAATCAAGAAGAATTAGTAAATATAACAAAACACATAAACAACTTAGTGATGAAGAAGGTGGACCAATAAATCCTACACCAGGTAAAGGTAAAAAAATAGTTCCAATAGTTGGTGAATGGGTTGAGTTAGATAAAATACCATTAAATGAAGATTTAGCGGTTTGGTTTGGGACAAAGAAAAAACCAAAAGGGTCAAAACAACCAAAAGGTCCTTGGGTAAATATATGTAGAAAAGTTGATGGGAAACATCCTCCTTGTGGAAGACAAGATACTGATAAAGGTGGGTACCCTAAATGTCGAGCAGCCGGTGTTGCCGGTAAAATGTCCGATAGCGAAAAAAGATCTGCTTGTCAACAAAAAAGAAATGCAGAAAAAAAAGATACACAATCGGGTAAAGGACAAAAACCTGTAATGACATCATATAAACCAAAAAAGACTCAAAAAGAGTCTTTAGATATTATTGTTAGAAATATTTTGAGTTCCCTTTAACAAAAAGAACCTGAACAATGTTTTTTACCGTCTAATCCTTTAATTTTTCCTTTACAAACTTGTACGGCATATCCGTTAGCATAAGCCGATGGATACACGTCAAATTTTGCCTTTGCCGCTGATTTACCTCTAGCACATAATTTAGTCCCAGTTTTTTTACGACCTTCTTCAACCATATCTTTATCATCTATAGACATAGATAATTCCATACCATCTTTTTTGGATTCATTCATAATAAAATCAAAAACTTGATCCATATTATTTTTTGCTTCCGCGATATGGTCTTGAGCCCAATCATGACCATTATCTAATATATCCTCAACCATTTCTTCATCTAAATCAAGAAGTAAATCACATTGTCTTCTCATTTGTTGTAGGTTAGAAAAAAACATGTATCTTGAAGACCTTTTATTTTCTTCTTCTCTTAAAACTTTTCTAATAATACTTTGTATGTTCATATCATTTTTTATTTACTATTTGGAATTGCAATTCCCGTTTATAGGTTTCTGTGTTTTTGTCACTAACAACTTTAATATCTACATAATATTCATTTGGTATTTTATCTCTTGTATCAAAAATAAAATAATGTCCGTCGGGTGTTCTATTAATTCTAGTCCAATCTTGAACCTGAACTTCGGTTTTATCACCTTCTTTTACATATATTCTATAATATACTTTAATATTACTTAACGTTGATTTTGATGTATATGCTTCTTTAATATTAACGTTAATTTTTCTAATATCGGTGTTTAATACTTTTTCACTTTGTTTAATTCCATCAAAACTAAATCCGTATAGTTTAGGGTTTTCAGTTGTTGTACCTATTTTATACTTATTTGATTTAGGTTGAACCGCAAAATCATTTTCAACATCATCAATAGACGAACCATTAATACTTAAATTTTTCCATAAATCATAATATAAACAAGGAAGACTTTCTGAAGATAAATTATTTATTGTGACTTTATAAACCCCCTCAGTAACTAAACAACTAGTTAATCCTGTAAATCCATCGACCGGATCCCCATTTATATCTAAAATATCAACAGTCGGGTTTGCATCCAAATTTACAGGTATTCCGTCTTCATAAAGGTACAAATAAAGATTATTTACACTTTCATTTATAAAATGATTTCTATCATCTAAAATTAAGTCATTATAACTTGTTTCTAAAAATGGTTCATAAAATGTTTGAGTGTGAGGAGAGAAAAACCCAACAGAATAGTTTTCAGTTAATCCTGAAATATTTTCAACTTCAGGGTAATATGCAATTCCCCATCCTGTTACTCCGGTTGTCCCACCACTAAGAATTGAATTAATTTCATTTGTCATATCAAACTCAATATCTTCATTACCAAATTCAAAGTGTTGAGTATCAATAATAGTTAAACCTGAATAATTAACCCCTGTTCCTGTTACTGAATTTTCATTATCATATAGTCCAGGTGTTGTCCACCCACTAATTGTTGTTGTTTCAAACCAATTTGATGGCCTATTAGAAAACGACCTATCATTTAATGGATTTGAATTAAAGTCGTAATAATCATAACCGACCCCACTATCCCATTGTTGGTTTTGTGGTATTCTAAATAAAATTAAATCAAAAGAAGTTGCCCTTCTTCTACCTTGTGATGTTTTATCGTTTAGCAATTCGTTATCAAAAAAAGAAGTATTTGTCATTCTTAAAGTGTGTTTAATCTCACTAAAAGAAGTACATCCTGTAGATATTATTTTATCTGTTATTTTTTCTTGTAAGTCGGTTAAATCAATATTAAAAATATATCTACTATAACCTAATGGGACTGCAATATTATCAACTCTACCATAAAACAACTCAACTATTGGGTTTCTTGCCGTATTAGTATATGAATTATATATTAATGTATTTGTTTTATCAAAATAAGACTTGTGAATAGACATATTAACTTTTTACTATAAATAGTTAGTTAATCCGAATATTACTATTTAAAACTTTAAAGTATGCCTCTTGCATTTTTACTAAAACATCATCAGTACTAATCAGTGATGCTCTTGATACTGGTGTTGGTGGTAACATTGGGTATGGGTGATCGTGGGTTATTAAAAAATTAACTATTAACTGAAGTAATTCTAATAAAGGCTCTCCCCTAACAACAGAAGAAGTGTTAGGTTCTATTTCATCAAATATTGTTTCTCCGCTTATACCATATATAGTATTTGATAAATCTATTCTTTTTTTACCCTCAATTTGACTTTCATGACTTAATAAATATAATTTATTGGCACCCATAATACCTATACTATTATCTTCGGCAATCGTGTTAATTGGTGATACGATTTCTTTTTCTATTTTAAACGGGTTTGGAGATATAAAATTTTTATAAACAGTCCCATAACCGGAATTTATTTGAGTCTTATTAACCTTCACCAAACTTACTAATTTAGACATATTTTGAACAGAATTTAAGTCAACATTATCTGTTAAATTATTTAATGTTCCTCTTATTGAATCGTCTGCCCTAAAAAAGAAAGGGAATTGTTCACCATTAAAAATGTCTGTAAATGCGGATGGCCCATCATGAAAATTTCTTATAGTATCAGTAATAAACTTTGCAAAATCTTCCATAGGTAATGGGTTACTAACGGGAGGTCCAATAATTGTACTATAAACTAATGGGTATGATGTTTTTGCGGTCAATACAGTATCGTTATCTAAAACACCTGCTTGTGTTAAATAACTATCATTTTCTGGTAATTTATAAATATAAATTCCTCCAGAAAATAAATTTACAGTGCTATTTTGTGTAGTGCAATAGTACTCTATTAGGTATTTATTTTGATCTATTCTATCTTTAAATTTTAATATTTCTTCTGGATTACCGACAGATTTTTTTTGTTTTAAATTAGTTAATTGTAAAAAGGCCCTTTTAGGGTTTGGTGCTGGAATTTCATTCCTAACAAAATCATAATGTTTTCCCGCCCTTAATAAAATCTCATTGTCTTTAACAATAACATCTGCACTATCTCTACCATTTAAACTAATATCTATTGGGTCAACAAACACACCTGTTTTTGATGAGTCTTTATAAGATCCGTCATTGTTTTTAATATTAGGTAGACTTGATAATGAGTTTTGATATCCGTCATCTAAATGAGTTCTTGATGAATTATAATTCTCTTCTTTAATTGTTGTAGGTGAAGAAAAAGGAGCAATCATGTAAAATTTATTTCTACCTGTCGTTCTTTTACGATCAAAATAAAATATCATTACCCGCTCACCAATTTTAGGTACTTGATTAATAAAAAACGGTAAAAATGAAAGATGTATTAAAGGATCTAAATCAGACCAAGGACCATTTTTTTCAGGTGTTTTACTTGTTTCAGAAAAACCTTTTTTTTCTGCTGACTTTAAAACTTGGTCGATATTTTTTATTAGGGGCCTGATTCTAGCCCTACCTAACATTAAAGGATCATCATTATTAACACACTCACCCCAATAAAAATTTTGGGACATTTCTTGTGTCATATTTTGTTTAAAACCGTCAGACATTTTTTACTCTATTATTCATTTCTTCTAATAATTTATTATAAGTAATTTCAGTAGAATCTAAATGGTATGTTAATTTTAAAATAGTTTCTTTTGTTTTATCAAAATCATCTTTTAAAAAATCCATAACCTCTAATAATTCTTTATTAGATGTGTTTTTATAATTTTTTAAAATTTCTAATACTTTAATACTGTCCATATTAATAACATTTACCGTACGCTTTTGTTGGTGTGGTGAATCCTGCTGGTGTAACAGCCAAAGGAGGAATAAAAACCTCTACTTTACTATTTTTTGTTGCTTCTTCATTCATACCTTGAATTAAACATAAAAAAGCTAAATTCATTAAGTTTGGTGATCCATCGGCGTTATCGTCAGTTGGTAATCCTGATTCTTGTAATCTTAATATTACATTTGCAAATGCTCCTGTGTCAGAACTCCCGTTCAATAAACTGGCACCTGCTAAAATAAAATTTGGTAGTCCTGTTATTGGCATATTTTTTTAATTTACTATTAAGTTTATTAGTCTGAGTATGTCATCAATAACACTTTTACATTGTCTATAATCGACAATACCTGTACCTATTATAAGTAATGCCTGTGCTATTGTAACATACATTTTTGTTCTTTTATCTAAAAGTTCATCTTTTATGTCTTTAAGTAAAGACTGTACTAATTTTTTTAAATTCTTTTTAATTTCGTTTGTAAGTTCTTCTAAAAAAAGACCAATAATATTTCTTGTGAATTTTGCAATAAATTTTTTATACTTTTTTAAAAATTCATTTAAGTCCAAAAAATCTGTTAGGTTTGTTGATAGTGATTTTACCATAATCATAAAACCTAACATAACTTTAGGGGATAAAATCGTAATAAACAAAGAAAGAGGTAGTTTTGCTAAAATATCAAACTCTATTGAAAGATTTATATTTAATCCTTGAGGTTGTCCCCAGTTAGGATCAGAAGTTAAATCATCAATACCATTAAAAAATTTATTTATTTTTGCTGTTGCTTTATTTTCTTTAATTACATCATTTGCAACACTTTTTACTGCGGGAACATTTACAGGTAAATTTAAAGTTTCACAATCTTCAAAAGTGGCTAAACCATTTATTATTCTATTAACCGTCTCTTCTAATTCAACTTCTTCAGATGCGGTCAATTCAAAAAAACTATCATCAATTAAATCACCATCACTTAATTTTCCTGTACCTGTAATGTCTATTTTTTGTGTCGGGTCATTACATAATCCTAAAAATCTTGTTACTATTTTATTAAATTTAGACAATTCTTTTGTTTCTTCAGGTGAAATCCCTACATTAAAAGCTCCAAAAATTTGACCAAGTATTGTAATAATTAAACCATCTAAATTAAAAACATCAATACTACTATAATAGTCATTTAAAAAATCAGATATATTGTTTCTATTATTTGCTTGATTTTTAAGGGTAACTTTAAAATAATCACCATAAAAAGTATTACCATTTTGATTTATATAGTTATCAACATATTGTATATCAAATAATTCTTGACCTGAAATACCTTTAAATGAAAGACCATATTCTTGCGAAAAAGATTGAGGCGAACTTAATCTACGATATAGTTGTCTATTCATTGAATAAGGTATTTCACCATTTTGGGTTTCGCTTTTTTCATATTTTAAACTACCAAGTTCATCTTCAGGTGATTGCTTTAAAATATTAAATAAATCAATAGTTTTTAAATTAACATACACTGGTGTAGATGTTTGAGATAAATTACTATATGATTGTTCCTCAGAACAACCTATCGTCGATATAATGTCCTCAATAAGTAATTGTGATATTTTAGCCTTTGTATTTTCAATAGCAGTAAAAAATATTTTACCTAAGTTTCTAAAAGTACTTGAGTTTTGTATTTTTAAAAGAGCAACATTAGGTTTATCTTCATCTACTTTTTGTTCTTGTTTTTCTTGTTTTCTTTTTCCTTTTTTTGGTATTTTTTTATTGAATTTTTTTTCAAACGATTCTTTTTGTTTTTTTATACTTTCATCTATTGTTTCGTTTGTTTGTACAAACAATTCTATTAATTCCTCAAAAAGACTTTTAGTTCTACTTTTTAAAACTTTGTCAAAATTTTTAATTGTGTCTACTGTTAGTTTTTTTGCCTTATCGGTTTTCTGACTAAGATTCTTTTTTTTTCTGGCCTTTATTTCCGCTTTTTGTTTTTTAACGGTTTTAATTGCCCTTATTGTTGATTTTATAGCCTCTAAGTCTGCTTTAGTATCTGCGCCCATTTTTTACAACTTATAATTTTGATTATTGTTATTATCCACATCTTTTTTAATTAATGTTTGTAATAAATCGTCATCCATTTCCGATAATGTAAAATTATCTTCTTTATTGTTATTACTTTTTTCCCAAATAGTAGATTGTAATTTAGAAAGACTTAATTTTTTTTCTATCGTATCGTTAATAATTTTTTGTTGTTCCTTTATAATTGGGCCAATAAGAGTCATGTCTTCAGGATCTTTTAACATGGTTAACATTTTATTTTGTATCCTAATAGCGGTTGCTCTTTGTTCAACCAACTCATTATAAATTTCTTGCATTAAACTAAGAACCGAGTCTTTATTTAATGATATTTCTTTTTTTCTTGTTCTATTCATAATATATAAATATTATATTTTAAATTATTCGCTATATATACGCTTTAATGTTTTTGTGTATAATATTTTATATTTTTTTAAATAAATTCTTATTTCTTTTGTGTTTAAATTAGTCATCTCTCTAAGAGATAATAAAACAATATTTTTATTAAATTTGTTATTATCGTTTCCAATAAAAATATTACCATAGTTTTCAAATAATTCAATTAGAGCATAACCCAACTTCGATTCATTTTCATTCATATTTGTTTCGGTTATGTATTTTTTTAAATCCTGTTTAAAAATTTCTATTGTTTTTTGTGCGTCCATACTTTCAAACTCCATGTAATAAACCATGTCAGGTCTGTTTTCTAAAGTTGATGAAATATCTTCGTATGAAATTTTTCTGTTACTATCTTTTTGGTCTTTTTGTATTTGACCCATTAAGTAGTTTTTACAGATAGTACCAAAATAAGAATATGCTTTCTTATTTTTATCAGGTTTAAATTTATCAACCTTTGTCATCAAAAAAGAATGTGTGTCATGATGCACGTCTTGATAATCCATATCTTTACGATATAGCTTGTACCTTCTGATGATTGATTCAATCATCTTAGTTAATGGGTCTTTTAAATAGGTATTATATATTTCCTCTTTTTCTTCACGAGTTTTGGCGGTGATATACATTCTCACCGCCTCCTCTTCACGAGTGTCAAAGTAATTATTAACTTTTACTTTTTTACTTGTCTTATTCTCTATTAAACTTTTGTCTTCATTTTCTAAATTCATTAAACAGTTTGGGGCTCATATTTTATGTCCCTATCAGCTGTGAAAAAGTGTTCTTTTTTCGCAGTTTCCAACCAGAAAGAAACTTCATTATCAGTCATTCTTTGATCTCCATATTTATAATTCCAAAATATAGACCCTTCTCTCATATTTGTGTGTTTATAACCAATTCTTGGGATTGTCATAATTTTAACTGAGTTATACGTTAATCTTAAAAGGTATTCATACACAAATGTTAATTTTATTGATGGTTTTAAACCACCATTACTTTCAAATGTTGATTTTTTAATTACCATTCCACTAGATTGAAAATTTTGGTAATTTAATAGAACATCATTAGTTAATACCCCTATCTCACTATTTAAACTAACCGCAAAACTTGCTTCATTTGTAAATCCAGCAAATACTCCTTTTTCATCAGTATCAACAACTAAAGGTAAAAATGCCTCAACATCTGAATATGCTTCTGCAAATCTTTTAACATTTTTAAACCAAATAGATGAATACTCATCGTCAAACTCTAAAATTGATATCCATTTACTTTTTGCGTTTTTTACACCTAAACTAACTTGAGTTGCAAAATCTTTAGAACCTGTGTTTTCAACTAAATTAACCGTTAAACCACTAAAATCAAAACTACTTAAAGCCAATTTTAAAGTTTCTTCACTTGTATGAACAATTACTAACTCATTAATACCAACTGTTTGGTTTTTTAAAGATTTAATAGATCTTTCTAAAAGTTCACTAAAGTCTAAATGTTTTGATGAATCAATTGGTAAAATAACCGATACATCGAATATATTTTTTTCTTCCATAATTATTAATTTTCTGTTGTTTCTTTTATTTTTTCTAACTGTTCGTTAAATGATGTTTTTCTTGTTTCAATATAATCTTCAAATGTTTCAATAACCGATGACGTGAATTGACTATCAGTTGAGTATCTATTTGAAGTTAATTTCATGTTTTCATAAAGAGATTCTGAAATATTATCTTCTAACCAATTTTGAGTAAAATTAGCAATGATGTCAATTATATCATTAAATTCGTAAGTCCAAATACCATTAGAGTCATTCATCCATCCTGGTTTTAGTGATGGTACTTTACCAATAACCGGAGTTCCACAAGACATCGACTCTAAAGGGTATGTACCAAAACCAGATTCTAAATCAACCCATATTGATACATAAGATTCTTTTAAAAATTTAGCAAAGTCATCTTGTTTAATTCCTCTCATATCTCTAAATGTGATCCATCTATATTGAGGGTATTTTAAATAAAAACTTTTGATAATTTTTGCAGTGTCTCTTTGCTCACGAGTATGAATTGCGATAATAGGTTTAGACGGTTTTTCTTTTTTAGAAAAAACATCATCTAATTTTGGTTCAATTACATCAAAAGTAACTCCTCTCATAATATCTGAAACATACTTCTTTTGATTTTCATTAGTTGTAATAACCTTTAAAAACCCATATTGTGACCAAGATACTCCAGGTGGTAATGTTTCTAACATGTGGTCATATGCCTGACATAAAACAATTTTACCACAAGGGAAATTTTTTAATTGATCCATGACATGACCATAAATTTCAGGAATGACAATAAAATCTTCAGGTGAAATTGCCAAATTTTGACCGTCAATTGTTTGATGAGGTAATTCATTATACCTATCATCTATCCACTCAGAAACTCCAGTATATTCTTTTGTTTCATGTATGATAATAGGATTAAACCCATTGTTTTTTAAGGTTAATGCAACATCATAAATATATTTTATAGATGCCTTTGGGTTTCCTTTTGTGTCTTGAACTAAAAAATAAATTCTAACAGATTTATTTTCTAAGTTTCTAATAGACTGTTCTAGTTTTTCAATTTTTTCTAAATCCATTTTTATTAGAGTGTTTTAAGTATATTGTTTATTAAAAGCGTATTAAATGCAATTTTAAATGGTATTGATAGGTCTTTACCTGCGTGAGCACCTAAACCTTCATCTAAATCTTCTCTTTCTGTTAGTATCACATCAATCAATCCTTTAAAAGTTTCAAATCTAGTAACACTAATTTGTTGTTCAGGCATTTCAGTTTCACCACTATATGTTACAGGTAAAACTGATTTTTCATAACTAACTTGTTTTTCTAACTCGTCAATATCTAAGTAGTAATTTTCACCTAAAAATGTCAGCATATGTTAAATTTTTGTAAAATTTCGTCGAACTCCTTCAATGTAGTTATTTCATATTCACAGTCGATATTTTTATTATAAATTGTGTTATATTTAACGACAATTTTATCTTTTGGTTTTTCTAATATTAAGTCAGGATTCGCAGTAAGTAAAACATCAATTTCATCCCACATTGATTTTTTTGTTGAATTTGAATAAAATTTTACTTTCTCTAATTGGCAACCAAACTTAGAAAGGAAAAATAATGATGCTGGTTTAGATTTACCCATTTCGTCTGAAACTATTAGTAATTCGTTTTTGTCTCTATATTTTATATATAAATCATTTAAATCGTTAAAAGTAAAAGTTTCTGTTGATCCCGCATGACCAAAAATTTGCATAGCAAAATCTTCATACATAAATGAGTATAATTCTTCTTCACCATTAAATCTAAAATGATTCATCAAATTTAATGAAGTGACATCACTTAAAATTTTATATTCAAATTCTTCCTTAGATACTAACTCTTCCGTATTACCAGAAATATCTAATTCAAAAGTTTTACCATCGTGTTCATCTTCATCAATCATATGTTTTTCATATAATTGCGTAAATTTACCAATAGTATCTCTAAGAACTCCGTTAATTTCAATCCCTATTCTCTTCATACTTTTTTAATATCTTACTTATTAGCGGGTTTCTAACAACGTCTTCATCACTAAATTCAAAAACACCAATGTCGGAAACATTTTTAAATTTATGAATTGCATCATAAAGTCCTGAATGTTTTTTATCTTTATATCGATCAGTTTGTTCAATATCTCCCGATATGAAAAATTTACTATTGAAACCTATCCTTGTCAATAGTAATTTCATTTGATTAGGGCTTGAGTTTTGTGACTCTTCAAATATTAAAATTGTATTATCTATATTCATTCCTCTCATGTATGCTAAAGCAAATACTTCAATAATTTCGGCATCTTTTAATTTTTCACGAGCCTCTTTACCTATAATTTTATTTAATAGATAGTATGATGGGAAAATATAAGGGTCTAATTTTTCTTCTAAATTTCCTGGTAGTGAACCAAGTTTTTCTTCGGCCTCAACTGCTGGTCTAACAATAACAAGTTTTTCATATGAGTTATTTGGGTCCATTAATAAATCGACAGCCGCCTTCATTGCTATATACGATTTACCAACCCCTGCCGGTCCTGAACAAATAGTTATTTGATTGTTTTTTAAAAGATTGTAGTATTCTTCTTGACTTTGTGTTAAAAATTTGTTTTTAACTTTTTTTTTAATTACTGAATTAATAAAATCTTTTCTTGAAAATGGTTTTAATTCTGACTCTTCGTTTTGGTTTGGTTGTTTTTTTCTTGTCATTTACTTATTTTTATAAAATCACCAATTTTATTTACTCCTTTGTGTTGTACTATAATTGTTGCACACTCATTAGCAAATCTAATTGACTCTACTATATTATTAGTTAAAATAAACTTATATGTAAATACTGAAATAAAAGTATCTCCGGCACCCACCATATCTTTAATTTCAACTTTTTCTACTGGATATATTTTTTTATTATGCATTGATCCCTTACTACCTAAAGTAATAATTAATTTATTTTCAATTTTATTTAAAAAATTACTTTGATTTAAATTATTTTTATATTCGTGTTCGTTTATTTTAATAAATTTACAATTAATAAAATTAGAATCAATTATTTTTTTAGTGTCTATAAAAACATAGCTATGATTATTACATATGTACTTAATATCATCATAAGATAAAAATCCTTTATCGTAGTCAGATATTATGACCGCGTCATACAGATTAAAATTTATTAATTCAATATTTTGTATCCGATCATATCCATTTTTTTCAGAGTCTACCCTTAAAATTAACTGATTAGAAACTTCATCTATATATCTTGTTTTTAATATCTTTTTTTTGTTAGTGACAATATCAACGTTAACACCTAAAGATTTTAGATTTTCATAAACATTTAATGCCATACCACCCATTGTTTTAGTTTTATATGGTATTAAAACGGGTACAGGTGCGTCAGGACATAACCTTTCACATTTACCATATATAAAAACGTCTTGACAGGAATCCCCAATTACAAGTATTTTCATATTACCAACTAATTTCCCAATCTTTAAATTCAGCGGCTAAACAATCAATTTTATAATCTTTACGACCACCAACAACCTCTTGGATTTTATTTTTTGCCGTGTTACGAATTCCATTTATACCGTGTGTCAATTCTAAATTATTCCCGTCTTTAATTCCTTTGCGGTAATTGGATTCGTTATGCCAAATATGTAGATTCATTTGACTTAAAACAACGATAGCTCTAATTGTTTCTGCGGTGATTTCAGATTTATTTTCATTAATGTGTTGTTGAATGTCATGAACAATATCTTTTATTTCTTGTGCATACTCAGATTTATGTTCGGAAATAAAGACTTCCTTTAATTGTACAATTGAAAGTCTATCAATTAATTCGCTTAATGTTGGTAAATATTTTCTTGTCATAAATTTGTAAAATTTGAGTTATTTTTATTTATTACTACTGAATATGCTTGGATTAGTTGATTTATACCGTAATCCAAATCATACAGTGGTTTCCATCCTTTAGATTCTAATTTTTGATTAGAAACTATATAATTTCTTTTATCAAAATCTTCTTTAAAATTATCTTCTTTAATTACTAAAGAAGGTAAATATTCTTTAATTTTATTTGCTAATTCTAATTTACTTAAATTTGCTGTAGATAAACCAACATTAAATGCTTGTCCCTTACAATCATCGTAGTTTTTAATCATAAAAAGAAAAGTCCTAGCAATATCCTGTACGTGTATATAATTTCTTTTAAAATGAGATTCAAATAAAACTAAATAACCATCCACCAAACTTTTATAAACAAAATCATTAACCAAAAGATCGGTTCTCATTCTTGGTGAAACGCCAAAAACAGTTGCTAATCTTAAAGAAATACCATTACCTTTTGTTAACATCATATCTTCTGCATCACATTTAGTTTTGGCATATAATGATAATGGATTAAATGGTGACTCTTCGGTAATAATTTTATCAGACGACCCGTATTGTGAGTTGGTGTTTGGGAGTATAATTTTTTGGCTTTCCCCCATAAACTCAACAATTGTTTTAATTTGTTCAAAATTAACATCTATTGCTAATTGCTCGTTTGATTTACAAGCTGGCATACCTACAATAGCGGCTAAAGGTATTAAAACATCGTTTAAATTAACAAGTGACTTTAATAGACTTTTATCTCTAACATCCCCATTTATAAATTTAAAATTTTCTTTTTTAAATAAATGTAAAATGGATAACTGATTGTACATTAAATTATCCAAAACTGTTACTTCATACCCATTATCTAATAACAACTCAGATAAAGTTGATCCTAAATAACCGGCTCCTCCTGTTATTAATACTTTCATTTTTTTAATAAATTATAATTATTGTTTATTATATTTTCAACTTTATTTTTATCTTCTACAGATAAAGTTTTATTTGTGTATTCGGACATATACCAATTATGTGAAAGATGTAAATTACCAAATCTAAATAGATGACCAAAATCAATTGCGTATCTACCAATAGTCCCTAAAATTGTATATCCATCATTTAAAGCATCGCTTCTTGTTTCCCATACCCAATTACCAGCACCTTGCTGACAATATTTTTTAAAATAAGATGTTCTCCATATACTTGAATTTAAAGATAGTCTATATTCTGCGTTTTGTGGTACTTCACGGTACTCATAACCATCTTTAACTTCATAGACAGGATAATTTCCATAATGATTTTTAGTTGCCGATGTTGCAGTTATCCTTCCAATTGATTTGTTATTTAGTATCATATCTTTCATTTCATTTAACAATTCAATATCTATACCATCAACTAAAACTATGTCATCATTTAACCAAAGAAAAATTTCATCATCAAAATCTTTAAAAAAAGTCCATAAATCGTTACTCAAATTTTGTGGACCAACATCAGTACCCATAGAAAAAAATTTCCAATTTCCATAATCAAAATTTGGTTCTTTAAACCCTAGTATTGTAACATCAAAATCAGACCCCCCATTTTTATCAAATGTATATTTTAACGCTTCAACACAATTTATGTATTTATCACAAGTCGATACTATTACTTTCATATTTTTCTAAATAATATTTAATTGTTTTTTTTATACCATCATTATGGTTTGTAAATTTAAAGTTTGGGAAAAACTGATCAAACAATGTGGACCCCAAAACTTTTTTTGGTGCACCATCCTGCTTAGTGGTATCAAAAATAATTTTTCCATTATAATTTAATTCTTCTTTAACTATATTAACTATATCCAAAATAGAAATTCCATTATTTTGACCAATGTTTAAAGGATTAGGAATGTTATACATATTTTTGTCAATAACTTCTTTTATTATTTTAGCAACGTCTGACATATAAACCCATTCCCTAATTGGTGATCCTGTACCCCAAACAACAAACTTATTTTCATTGTTTTTTTTGGATTTTATCATTCTTAGAATTATTCCATTCATTGCGTGCGTCTTTTCTTCGTCGGTATGATCACCTTCACCATATCCACCACCTAACATAATATTAATAGTTTTTATCCCATACTGTTTTTTGTAACATTCTGAAATAATAAATGACGTTTTTTTAAACATACCAAATGACTCAACTGACTCGTGTATTTTTCCATCCCACCACATAGATTCGTGTTGTATATCTATATTACCAGGATATGAACAATTAGCCAATGGATTAATAATTAAAATATCTTTATTAATATTTTTAACCGATTTGTATAAATTTAAACACATATTTAAATTATTATCTATAACATCCGCGGCATAATTTGTAACATAGTTAACAGAACCAACATTAGCCGAACAATAAATTATTATATTTGGCATAATTGTTTTTATTTTTTGATATAATTTTTCATAATTTAACATATCACAATCTGTTCTTCTACTTTCACAAAAAATTTCATAATTTTGGTCATTAATAAATTCGTTGTGTATATTTGAACCTAAAAAACCATATCCACCTAATAATAATATTTTTGTCTTCATAAAGATATATTTTTTAACATTTGTTCAACATCCATATAATTTGTATGATTACAAGCGTCTTCATTTATTTCAGGTGTTTGATCCATTAAAAGTATTCCTCTAGCTGCATCTTCGGGTGTCATATACATATGATATCCCATTGTTTTTATATGGTTTTCATCATCATATGGTACAGTTAAATCCCTTCCATCGTAACTCATAAGTTTTAACATTTTGGCGGCTTCTTCATCATCGGTTAATATAACCCCTCCTTTTCCTATTGGGATTCTTTTTTTAAATTGAAAAGAAATAACCTGTAACGCATTATTACCGACGTACATATTTTTTGTCCATCTTACTGCACTATCATAAATTCTTGTTGGTTTTAATTGATATAACCCCGACCATTCAATATCTTCAAAATTTACTTTATAACCTGAATGTATAATTTGCATTGGTGCAGATATATACGTCCTATTAGGTATAGTAATTTTTTGATCAACATCTATTTCTTTTTTTCTTTGTATATATTTTAAACAAAGAAATAGTCCGTGTGAGCAACAATCAGTCAAAACTGCAAATTTACATCCAGCAAATTTTGCAATTTTTTCTTCAAAAATATCTATAATTTCTCTGGCATCATTAAAGTCATAACCAGACTCTTTTAGTTTATAAATGTCCGGTCTTTGTAAGTTTTCAGGAACTTTACCTAATACATAACTATTGTATTTATATTTTGTCATAATAAAAATTATATATTATTTATGAAATCATCAATAGAAAAAAGATTTAACCATTCTTTTCTATTTTTTTCTAAATTTTTATATGTTAATTCTTCATTTAATATTAATGGTTCTACTGATTTAGTAGATTTGGTTATTATTCCCACACCAAAATCAGTATCAATAACAAAAGTTTTAAAATTATTATGAAGTGATCTAAATTTAACAATGGCTTTCCAACAATCACCACTCCAATTACCATCAACAGATAATTTTCTCCAATTTTCTGCAAAATCAACCCACTCTTGATTGGTCCAAATACCATCTTTTGTTTCCGGCACCATTTGAATAACTTCATTTTCGGGATTACAATCGTGTAAAACGATAACCCCATTTTCGTTTAGTATATCTAATGAGTTTATTATGTCTCTATAAACAAAATGAAACTCATGCATACCATCAATGAAAATAATATCAAATTTTTGTTTATTAATTTTAAAAAAATCGTCAGAAGTCATATTGTAGTCAATTCCCCAAACATCAGGGTTTGGGTCAACCCCAATTTTATTTTTTATTTTTATGTGGTTAAAGTTTAAATTAACGTCACTTACTCCGATTTCCAAATATGTATCAAAATTATATTTTGATATTATATGATTTATAATTTCTGTTCTATTCATTTTTTATATATAAAATACGTTTTTTAAATTATTATCGGCAAAAAATATCGCCGCTGAAGATGTACCACATTGTTTAACTAAAAGATAATCGGACCTACTTAATAATTTAGCCTGAATTAAACATTCTTCACCTAAAAGTTTTTTATGGTTTTCTCTTGGTGTCACTAAACAATATAATAATGAAAAATTTACAATGTCTTCTAAAGATTCTGTGGTCCTTCTATATACATCAGTCATATAAATTAAATTGTCAAATTCTTTTTTAAATTCTTCAACATAATAAGATTCTTCAGTTACTAAAAAAATTTTAGTAATTTCTGGATGTAAACTTATAATTTTTTTTGTTTCATTAATCCAATCATTTATTCCTTGATTCCCATATTCTGGATGGCATATCCCCATTTCGGCACCTCTTGCCATAATACCTAAAACTATTTCATTTTTTAAATTTTTTTCATAAAAATCATTAATTTTTTCTAATATATGATCTTTAATTTTTATGTACTTATCTGACACACTTTTAGCATATGGTATATCATTTCTACCCCAAACTTTTGTGTTTGCTGGAAAATATGCGTTTCCAACAAATGGTAAATAATGTATATTATCATCGGTTTTTGGAATTGGTTGATCAAACCACCAATCCCACGGGTTATCTGCGTTTTCTGGTGGTGACAAATCGTATCTTGGGTCATACCCATTGGCCCAAACGGATTTATTAATATTAACATACGGGTAATAACCACTATTTTCGTGACCTATAATATTTGATAAAATGGTAAAAAAATTACCAAAAAACCCACTACCATAGCTATCAACTTTTACCAACCTATAATCCATAATTTTCTATTAAATTAAAAAAGTTTATTTTATTTATCCATCTATCAAGTTTTCTTGTTGGTTGTTCGGGATATACAATAATATTTTTATTTAACATTGCTGCTGCAATACTAAAAGAACTTTTACCAACAACTAAAACTTTACAATTAACCATTTTTTTAAACAGGTCGTAGTCTTCAATTTCATCGTCATAACAAATATCCCAACCACAATATTTATTATAATCAAAATTTTTTCTTTGTGTATGAATAGTTATTTTATATTTTTCTTTAAAAGATTTAAGCTTATCTAATAAATCCAAATAATATTCATCAGATAAAAATCTATCATACCCAAAATTAATAGCATCTTTTCTTCTTATATGAATTATAATTTCATTGTTATGTTCTTTTTCTATTATCGGTATTCTTTTTTTTATCTGATCATAATAAAAATCAATATTATTAAAATTAATAAAACCATTATTTAATTGTGATTGTAAATATTTGACTACATAAATATTATTTTTAGTTTCTCCTTGATGGATATCGTAAAAAAGTTTATTATATTGGTAATCGAATTCATCAATTATATTGTACGTATTTAAATCTATATCTGTAATTATTTTACCCTGGTAGTTTACAAAACTATCCCATAAATTTGCTCTTTTTAAATAACCTTCTCTTGTTATTTCATCGTATGGGTATCTATTATCTCCTATTTCCCTATCCCTTTCACCTAAACTAAAATCTTCACCAAAACCTTCATATGAAAATGGAGTATGAACATACTCTATGTTTGTATTATATTTATCATTTAAGTAAAATGTAAATGACATTGTATTAATTGCTCTTTGTAGTCTAGCGCCAAAACCGTCTTGGGTTAATCCATTAGTTATTATTGACATATTAAATATTTTTATACCCTAAGTTCAATGATTGATTTATGATTTTTGACCCATCTATTTTTTTAACTAATTTTGCGGGATTACCTTTATATACCCCCCATTCTTCTGTATCCCCAATTAACAAACTACCGGCAGCTAATAATACACCTTTTCTAAGTATTGATCCGGGTAAAACAATAGAATTAGTACCAATATTTGAAAATTCTTCCATAATTACTGGTTTTGTTATTTGTTTACCTTTATATTTTTTAGGGATCATTGCACCAAAAAGTCCGCTATCATCAAATCTATCTGAACTACATATAATTCTAGCACCCGACATTATATTATTAAAACCTTTTGCTATAAAAACACCTTGAGACCCACCAATACAAGTAACATAGGGTGATATGTGCACATAATCACCAATATTTAAAGAAGTTGTGCAATAAAATCCATGATCTATCGATACATGATTACCAATTTCAACTAATTCGGGTCTTTTAAAAGTTGCAAAATCATCAATAACGACATCATTACCAATAATCATAAATTTTATATTGTTTTTAATTTGTAGTAACCATCTAACTTATCATGTGTTTTACATATCCAAGAATCTAAATTGTCTTTTTTTTCTTTTTCAAAATGAAATTCACCAACAATATAATCAATATTTGATAGATCTTTGTTAAGTAAAAAACTATATTCAGACCCCTCAACGTCAACCTTTAACAGTTTTATATTCCCATATGTTTTTTTTATATCTTCTATACAAATAGTTTCAACAGTATCGATTACATTATCTTTAGTCCATCCCTGACCACCATCACCAACAATTTCAATACAACCCACATTTCCCGAATTACCAAAATGTTGTAAATCTCCATTCTCGTTTTGCCTATAAGCCATAACGTTAATTTTTTTTCCAGATTCTGACCAAACCGCTTTTTTATGTATTTCTACAATACAACCAAGTGTGTCTGTATTTTTTTTACATTCATCTATATTTTCTTGAAAAACGTCATAGCAAATATATTTGTCAAATCTATTTTTATTATTCATAGGAAAATCACCAATATTACATCCTGCATCTACACATAATCCACCTCTACATTCATCAGGTAAAGAATAATTCGCTTCTTTCATTATGTATTTTTTCCACTCTTCTTTGTTTTCGATTGTTATTTTTTTCATTTTGTTATTTTTTTATAATTTTTAAAAACAGTAAATTCTGTTAAATCTCTATACCCATTATTTTCTCCAAGATCAGGAACGTTTAATGGATAATTTTGCATAAGTGATAATCCGTGAGATGCTTGTTGTGGGGTCATATACATATTCCACCCTAACATATCTATATCGTCCTCGTGGTAAAGTTTTTCACCACGACCTTCATACCTAGCCTTTTTAAACCACTCAACAGCATCTTTATTGTCTGTTAAAATCATACCGCCTTTACCAATCTTTAAATGTTTTTTTATATGAAAAGATAAACACATAAATGTTCCGTGTATGTACATATTAGATGTAAATCTTTTTGCTGAATCGTATATAGGTAATGGTTCTAATTTATAAATTCCTTGCCAATTGTTAGATTTATCCCTTGTATCAAATATTGGCATAAAACCAGCATGAATAATTGATTGTGGTACAGACAAGTATGTTTTAGATGGTATTGTTATTGGTGTTGCATTATCTAAAAAATTTACATTTTTTAAGTATTTTAAACATAAAAATAATGCATTAGTACAGTTATCAACAGAAACGGCATAAGGTGCACCTGTATAATCCGCAACCTCCTCTTCAAACATTTGTACAACTTTGTATGGGTTGTTTTTTGGTCTTCTATATTCCATATTTTAAATAATAAAGATTTTCATCGTCATTAACAATAGTAAAATTACATTTTTTAAAAAGAGACAAACTTGCAACATTATCTTTTAATATTTTTGCAGTTGCATTTGGATATAATTTCATTATTTCATTTAACATAAAAGTTCCGGCACCTGTTTTTTTATATGAAGGGTCTGTACAAATTCTTATATCATTGTCAACAACACCAACATACCCAACAGGACTTTCATTTAAAATGGCAACATAATAACAATCATTATATTTTTTCATATAATTTTCTTGTTGTTCTGAAGTTATGTTGACTTTTTCTAAAAATCCCGACTCGTTATCAGGATGTATCCTCATATTACGAATAAATTCGTAATATTTTTTTTTGTTTTTAACTAATTTTAATTCCATAAACAATCCATATTTAAATAATTTCTATTTTGACCCAACCAATATTCTCGTAAATAACCACGACTACCTTTCCAACCTTCCATACCCATCAATGGATTCAACGTACTACCAATTTCTAAATATGTGTTTTTATTTGATAATTTATGTAATTCGTGAATTAATAAATTACTAAAACTAGCCGCTGAAACCAAAAATAAATGATTTTCAATATTGTTTTCAATAATATAAGATTTAATTGTTTCTATTAAGTCATAATTATTAATAAAACAGTTTGTACCAACTCTAAAATCTTTTTTAACTATAAAAGGTAATTTATCAAAATTAGCACTTTCATTAACAATAAAAATAATTTCTTTGTTTTTAAATAAAGGAACTATTTCATTTAAATATCTTTCGTAATTACCATTTATTAGTAGATTAGACCAAGTAAGTGTTTCACTATCTCCACCTGCTAAATTAACCATCCAATTAAAGGTTTCTAAATCAACATCAGGTCTTGTACATATGCCACGATAAAAATTAGGTAAATTGCATTGTAGAGACTCTTCTAATTTTTTTCTATAAAATTCATGTTCACCAGGTATAAAAGTTTTTTGTTCTTCTTTATTGTACCACCCACCTCCTCTACTGTTTCCAATAATATAATGATCCTCATTAAGTTCTAATCTTTTGTTTTGTAATACAAAAAGTTCTCCATCAGAAAATCTTGTAAATGAAAAATTTACGTTATTTTCAATAAATTTTTTAATTTTATTAAAGTCCGATATAAATGTTTTCATATATTATCTTTTAATATTTTAAATCCTTTATTTATATATCCTATAAACGCTTGGTTCATAGCGTTCATGTTTGACCAATCTTTTGATATTGCTGCCGAATCCGTACCAATTGTCCATGCGGTGTCAGGTTTACTACCCCACATTTCCATATCAGACGGTGGGTGCGGAGGAACGTATGTTTTTTTATTTGTGTACTTTTGTAACGTGTATGAAAAATGCATATCCTCACCAACTAAAGTATTGTGATTTAAATCAGGTAACTCTCTCCAAAAAGTTGCCAAATCTTCTCTTTTAAAAAACCAAGAATGACCAACAATATCAACTACTTCTGTTTGATTATTTGGTCTGTCCCAACCAACCCTAACATTAGAAACGTAATTATTTTTATCTAAAAATTTTACACCAATAGTTCCTAATAAACCATCATTTGTTTGTATTGTATTATAACAGTTTTCTAACCATTTTGTACCAGGTATTGTGTCATCATCAAAAATACAAACATATTCTGTTTTTGCATTTAATGCAAATGCAAATCTAGCCCAAACACCTAAATTTTTATTACAATTTGCGTGTGTTGTTTGTTCGGTTAAAGATATCTCAAAATCCTCACCTTTATTTTGCCATAACATTATTTCTTTAGGTCTTAATGTTTGTGACTTTATTGCATTTAATTGTCTCTCAAAATGAGAAGATCTTTTATAACCATTAAGGATTACTGTAATCATTTTTTAAAATTTCTATTATTTGCTTTGATGAAGTTCCATTACCATATGGACATTCATTATTAATATAATAATTTTTATTAATTATGTAAACCAACTCATCTAAATTTTTTGTTTCATTACATAAAAATAAATGACCGGTACTTATACCTTCAGGTCTTTCTGTTGTTTTTCTACAAACTATAGATTTTTTATTTAAAAATGTTGCTTCTTCTTGAATACCTCCACTATCAGTAATAACAAATTTACAATTTAATAAAATTTTAATTAAATCACCGTGTGATAATGGATTAACAACTTTAATTTTTTTATCTAAAATGTTTTTGTATTTTTGAACATTTGGGTTTGGGTGTATTGGTAAAATAAAATTTAAATTAGGGTACTTTTTTGATAGTTTATTTAATTCTAAAAACCATCTATCCATAATGTCATGGTTTTCTCTTCTATGTAAAGTAACTAAAACGTCATCACCATAATTAGATTTTTCTTTTAAATCTATTAAATTATCTAAAACAGTGTTACCAACAACATATGTTTTACCCGAAACTTTTTCATTTGTTAAATTATTAAAAGAAACGTTTGTTGGACATAAATTAATTGACGATATTCTTGATATTATTTGTCTATAAGACTCTTCGGGATATGGGTTTTCTAAATCATAAGTTCTAAGTCCTGCTTCTAAATGTATTAATTTTATTTTTCTATTATATGCTGCCAACGCACACCCTAAGGCAGAACCAGTGTCTCCTTGTACTAAAACGTAATCGTATTTTTCTGTAGGAAAATTTAACATACATGAAATAATAATATCATCAAGTCGATTTTTATTGTTTATAACATTAACGTTGTAATCAAATTCTAAGTCTTTTAATAAATCTTGATGTTGACCAGTAAAAAAAATATCGTAATTTTTTTTATCTAAAATATTTATAAGGGGTTTTATTTTTAACCACTCAGGCCTAGTCCCAAGACAAAATAATATTTTCATTAGTTTAAAATTTTTATATACTCTTCTTTTATTTTTTTTGATACTTCTAAAGAATTAAATTTATTAATATCTTTAGGAATGTCAAACTTTTCTTTATTTAAAATATATCCAGATTCATCTACATTATAAATCCAACCAGGTTTTCCACACATCCAACCCTCAATAGTTGTTCTTCCTAAAAGTATGCCCGCAGTCTCACTACAATTTTTTACAAAATTCTCAACTTTATTTGTTGCATCATAATGTTTTACGTGTTCTGATTTTAATAAATCTTCTAAATAGTTTGATTTATTTTCACCAACCAACCAAAATTCTTTACCTATTGATTTTGTATATTCAACTAAATCTTTAATTGTGTTTTCTCTTAAATAATCTAACGTCCCAACAAATAAAATATACCCATCGTCTTTTGTATTTTTTGTGTTAAATCTATCAGTATCTATTGGGTTGTAAATCACTTCAGTGTTATTAATGTCGATGTTAAAATTATTTGTAATATGTTCTTGTATTTCAGGTCTAATACAAATATATTTTTTGATTGATTCATTTAAAACCGGATTTTCTAATTCTATAACTTCAGAATGTATTGTTGATATTTTATCAACGTTTGGGTACATTTGACACATTTGGTTTGTTATTGGTGTATGTTGTGTATGGATAATGTCAAAATCAACCTCACCCATTTTATATAACATATTTGGTTGTGATGGTTGAACTCCTTGTGGAGTATTAAATCCCCATTTTCCGTCTCCCATTTTATAACCGGGGGCGTCGTTAAAACCTAAAACTTTAATCCCTTGTGATTTTGCAATTTGTGATAACGGTCCATTAATGTCAGATAAAACAGTAACATCACAATTTAATTTTTTTAAACCTCTTGCTAATTCATAAACATACATTTCTGAACCGGTAAATGTTTTAAAAAATAAACAAGAAAGTAAAACTTTTAATGGTGAATCTATGTTCAAATTTCTTTTAACCTTAACGGGTAATATGTCTTTATATTTTTCAGCGAACACCTCTCTATTTTTTTCCCACTGTTCGTTTGTTTGACCAATTGATTTATGGGTGACTCTGACATCATACATAACACCAATTTTAACACCGTCTATAAAATTTCTAAAAGAAAAATCAACATCATAAAAATGAAATCCTTTTATGCCTTCATTAAAATTTTTTTTAATATTTTGTTTGTTAATAACAATAAAAAGACCATCAACTAAAACAACGTCGTCTAATTGGTTTCCTTTACTTGCCGAATATTTTGATTCCCATTTTTTACCTTCATGTTCATGATTTACAATACCTTTCATTTTTGAAAAGTCTTCCCACCATTTTGCTGATTTTGGCATATTAGTTGTTCCAGCCAAACCTAATACACCATAATCTTTATTTCTTTTAAAATGGTTTAAAATTTTATTTCCCCAATTTTTGGTATCAAAATATATATCATCATGACACAATACCACAATATCGTTTGAAGAGTCGTTTATTATTTTATTATAAACTTCAGTTAATGAAAACTGACCGTTATTTTCGACCGGTACAATTTCACATTTAGGTATCCCTGAAGTTTTTTTTAACAACTCAACAAAATCATTATCAATTTTTCTTGTAGAAAATCCTATTGTAATCATAAACCAGTACTACCAAATCCTTTATCGTTTCTATCTTTCTCACCAATCTCTTCAACTTTAACTAAGTTAATCCATTTTCCATTAATTACAGGACAAAGAACTGCTTGTGCAATTTTTTGACCCTTTTCTATTTTAATTCTTTCTTTTGTTGTGTTAAATAAAATAACTTTAATTTCACCCTGATATCCACTATCCACAGTGCCTGGCGAATTTAAAACCATTAGTCCTTGATTTAATGCTAAACCACTTTTACTTCTTACTTGTATTTCATACCCATCAGGAATATCAAATCTTAGACCTGTCGGTATTAATTTTCTATCATTTCCTTGTACCCATAATTCTTCGGTTGATCTTAAATCAAAACCAGAGTCGGACCCGTAAGCGTATTCAGGTTCTTTATTATCAGAAGAATTTGTATATTCTAAAGAAACTTTTTTTATCATTTGATCTTCAAAATGTTTTGATATCATATCTTCATCAATACCTAATTCTTCAATTGTTTTTGGTTCATCTTCAGAAAAATCTTCACGTTCCAAAAAACTAGATTTTAGGTCTTGGATTAATTTTAATTTGTTTTGTAAATCTTTAACTTTTTCAATCATTACTTTAATTCTTTTAGTTTTTTTATAAATTCAATTAATACATTAACATCTTTTTCACAATATTCTGAAATTTGTGGTAATTTTTGTTCCACCCAATAAGCGTGATGAACTTTATCTCCAGTGACTTCACCATCTTTTGGTGTTGGTATTCCCATTGTTGAACAAACTAAATCTAATGATCCAATGGCCGTGTATGCTCCATATTGCCATATTTCTTTTGTGTCAATCGCTTTTACCTCCCAAGGTTTTGTATCATACGATGGAAGAAGTTTTGATGGCATAATACCATTAATAATCATTCTTTTTGCCATCATAGGAATATCAAAATTTTTAAGATTATGTCCACATAAATAAAAATCTAACTTTTGACATCTATCCAAAAGATTTCTTACTTGTAACAATAATTCTTTTTCATCGTCACCTGAAAATGTTTGTTTTTTAATTTCTCCGTTATCCAATACAAACGCCATAGAAACACAAACAATTTTTGCAAATTCAGGAACAAGAGCGGATCTCTTTTTAAACACCTCATTTTTTAATTCTATTTCAGATTTACCTATTGTATTATCTTCAGGAAACCTTTTAATAAACCAATCAAAATATTTATGAAATTGTTCTGCAATTTCAGGACTAAATCTTTCACAAGATTCTAAATCAGGACAACCACCAACGGTTTCAATATCCAAGAATAAAATTTTTGTTATAGGTATGTTTATCATTTTACAAGTGTTTTATATAATTCTGCTCTATCTTTTGTTACTTTATTTAAGTCGTATGTGTCTTTAACTGTTTCATAAAGACGTTGGCCTAAATCATACGCGAAATTAGGGTTGTCAATTAATTTTTTCATGTATTTAGACCAATCACCATTTCTTACCTCATCCACTAAAAGCGCATTTCCATCAGTAAATTCACCATTTTTTAAAGAATGTTTTAAATCAATTGTGTAAGGACCAACATTAGATGCGATTAATGCTTTTTTATAAAACCCTGCTTCAATTACTTTTAATTGTGACTTAACTCTATTAAAGATATGGTTTTTAATTGGTGCTAATGAAACGTCAAACCATCTATAATTTGCAGCATAACTCGTTACAGGTTTTGTCCAAATTCTATTATAGAAAGGTAAGACATCAGAAACGTAATCTTCTTCTTTAAATTTCATTAAAAAATCTTTATGTTCAGGAGTAACCATTCTATAGTTATCTGTGAATATTTCTTCGTAACGAGCCCAAACAGTTTCTTCAGGTCTAATTGGTCTTTGTTTTTGTTCTCCAGTTTCTTTATTTATTTCTGTAACACTACCTCTAATATCAAAACCACAAAGGTACATACTAAACTTATCGTTATACGGTTTTAATTTATTAATTGTACCGTCTAATAATTTTAAGTCGTGTAAATGTGAAGAACCACCTAACCAACCAAATCTTAACTTATCTGAAGGTAATGTTTCTGCTTTAAACTGTTGCTCGTTTGGATTTATTGCGTTTGGTAACACATAAACATTCTTATTAAGTTTAGATATTTCTGTAGCAAAAATAGACGTTGTTGTCGTTACATGACCTGCAACTTTTAAGTTATCCATAATTTTTTCATGTAACTTATTTTGAACTACTAACTGATGTACTGGGTGTTCTTTAGTAGGTAACCAATAATCATCCAAATCCATAATTGTTACAATACCTAAAGCGTTTAAATTTTTAATAATATTCGGTGCTTGGTTATAATCTTGGCCAATGGATCTATGAAAATGAACAATATCATATTGTTTCCAATAATTTATATCATTAATTTTTGGTTCGTAATCAATATCTACGTGAAATTCGTCTGAATGATTATTTTGTAACATTACATGAGGATCAACAGACCTAAATTTTCCAACTCCCGTGCGGTCTGATGGGAGTACTAATACTTTTATTTTTTTCATTTAAAATATAATTTAAATAAAATATAAAAAATATAAAACAAAAAATCCACCCTTTTGGAGTGGATTTCAGATGATACTCAAATAATATTATTTTTCTAATTTTTTAATTTTTGTTACTTTACCAATAAACAAATGTTGACCAACTTTAAATTGTATTGTTTCGTTTGAATTTTGTGTTGATTCTACTAACATGCCGGCATCTTTTAGTTCTTCTCTAACAACATCTCTAACTGTATCTCTAACAACATCTCTAATCATATTTTTAATTTCTGAAACATTAATATTAGAATTTGTATGATTTTCAGTAATAATTTTTGTTGTTTGGGTTTTTATTTCTTTAGGTTGTTCTGTGATTTTATTAGTTTTACCCATTAGTCTTTGTGCTCCCTCAATAACTTCATCAGACAATGCGGTGGCACCAATTGAGCTTGGTTGTACTATTGGGTGTTCAAACATTAGTTGTTTAATTTCATCAGGTAATTTTGAATTTTTAATTCTATCCATATCTAAAGGTTGTGATGGATCATATGTACTTTTAGGTGTTGTTTGTTCAGAAATAAATTCTTGCGGTATATTATAGTTTGCAGAAACCGGTTCAAATTCCTGTACCGATGGGTTAATTGATCTAGCGTCCCCCCTTTTTATTTCATTATGTTTTTCCATTATTTTTTTTGATACTGCTAATCTTTGCATCAAATCTTCGGCTGTTCCCATATTATGTTATATTATCAAATTTTGCATTTATTAAGACCCTATCCATAGATCTATCACCATTAGGGTTATAGTAAGGTCTTATATCCATAAAATTATCCATAGTTGGTTTATATGTAAAGATTTTATCTAATCTAAATAACCTCCAACCAGGTAAAATATTTCCTTTATTTTTTTCTGACCAAGACGCTCCTTCTCTTTCCCATGCTCTTAGTACTAAATTTCCTCTTTTACTATATCCTAAACATACAGGTTCTATTGTTCTATATCCCTTTCCTCCATTATCATCACCATCGTAATAAATAATCATAATAGATTTTTTCTTTATAGAATCTTGAACATCACCAAGAGCCGCAGCCTCAGTAACCAAACCTTTTAAACTGTTAAGAAGTTTCATTTAACGTTATAGTATGGGTTGTTAGATGAATATTTATTTACTTTTAACTCTTCTTTTCTTTTTGTTACATCATCAGATGTTCCAATATTATTGTTATAAATATCTAAATCACCACCAGTCCCCCTACCAATTTTGTCACCATTAGCTAAAGCATCAGGATGAACTGACGAATAAGGGTCGGTTGGTTTAAAATCATTTCTTGGAAATAATTTTTTTCTTTGCTCTTCAGCAATTCTTGACAACTCATTATCAGGTTGAGAAAAATCTATTTTATCTGATTGTACCGCCATTTTAATTTATTATTTTTATAAGTTTATTTATTCTTTTTATCTCGTTTTCAACTTTTAAATTATCTACCGTTGTTGTGTGTTTATCGTTTAGATTAAAACTATTTTTTTCATGAGAATCTAAATATTGGTTTTGCATTCCAGCATCGCTTTTATGTTCTTTACTAGATGAATCGTTGTCTCTCCAAACTCTTAAAACCTCATCACACCACGATTTCATCCTATCACCACCATTTAAAATAAAAGGAGCATCTTCTTTTTTACCTGTAAATTGATCAAACCAATTTTTTATTCTTTTTATTTGTTGGTAAGTAACAACTCCGCTACTAACTATTTCTTTATTTCTATTAAATCCCTCCGTATTTGAATCAGCACTAACAGAACCGGCACATTGTTTTAAATGTTTTATCAAATCATCAGGTAATTTTGCCTTTCTATTGTATAAATTACTGTTCACGACTAATTAATCTTACAAGTTGTTGTGTTGTTATTCCTTGATTTCTTGCCATTTTTTTTAATGAATTAATATTTTTTAATATCAATTTATTAACATCTTCATTTTCTTTTTTATTTAAAAAATTAGATTTTGTTTTATCAACTAACACATCTTCGGCAATCTCAGATTCATCGATTTCTTTTTCTTTTAAAATTAATCTGTCTATAAAGTTTTTTAATTTACTTATTTTTTTTGGTGTCCTTTTATGTAAATTAGGTTTTTTACCTTGTTGTATGGTCCTATCAACGGCGTCCTCTTTGTCTAACCCTAATTTTTTTTGAAAATGTTTTACAGTATCTTTATAATCCATAAACATAGTGTCTTCAAAACCAAACGCATCTTCCATATCTTCCTCTTTGATTGTTCCTTCTCCGTAATACCCATACCAACCTCTTAATAAAGGGTCTCTTGGCATTCTAGACATACCAACAGTTCTATCAGTAAAAGACAGACCATTTAGACTTGATGCTGGGTCTAATAAAGGAATACTTGATGTTAACCAAGTACCATCATCATCAATTAATTCAGTAACCTCTTCTTCTTTTCCTTTTTTTTCTTTTTTTGTTTTTTCTTTAAAAGTTTTCATGTCCTTACAGGGCATATATTTTCTATTACCATCTTCATTGTGATAGTGTGAGCCTGAGCAACCAAGTGTTTTTGCAACCCTTTCTGCTCTTTCCTTTGTTGAATATTTATATGTTTTCATTCAGGCTTTTACCTATAAATACTGCGATTAAAGTATTTATCATAAAAAAGAATGTCAAGTCAGAACATAAATTCGTATTATTACCCAAGATATAAAATGAAACTAAACTATGGTCAGTATTTTGACCTTACTTTGGCTTCAGATGAAAGAGATTATGACGAAGAAGTTGTGTTCTCAGATGACGTTATTGCTGTAAATGATGGTAATAGGTTACCAATAAGGTTTGATTTATCAAATTCAGGTTCTACAAAACAATATACAATAGATTTTGGTGACTATTATGATGATAACACACTAGTTTCATTAAATTATTATAACCCAAAAAAATTAGATTATTCTTGTTATACCGCGTACACTGGTATTTGTGATGTTGGTTTAGTTGCTACAGACAATGGTTTATTTAATCAAATAACTGGTGAAACTTTATATTATATAAAAGGAATAGATAATACTTACAAATTTGAACCTGATTACAGGGATAGTAGATTTAAAATGCACCCCGTTAGAAGTTTTGCAAAATCACCAAATGTAAAATTTTCGGGGAGATCAAAAAACACTCTTTATAATATTGTATCAAAAACAGGCGACACTGTTGGGTATTACCAAGAATTATATGGCGGGTTTTATCAAGGGTTTTACAAATTATTTGGTCATGATTATGAAGTTTTTCCTGAAAGAGTAAATAAGGGTTGGTCAGTTGAAATGTTATTAAAACCAAGAATAACTGAAGAATATAACCCTAACTATGCTACTGAACAATATTTAAATGATGTTTACCCATCAAACGCAGGGACATTCTTTTATTTTGGTACAAGGTCAGAAAATAAATATTACCATAGTGCAACAGGAACACCAGAATCAAATTCAGGGTATACAAGAGTTACAAATGATTTAACTTGTATTGAATCTTGTGCTTGTTCAGATACTGGCGTTACAAATGCAAATTGTATTCACGTTTACCCTAATAGTGGTTTTACAACTGTCCATAATACAGGTTGTAATTGTGGTTGTGCGTCGACAGAAATAGTACCCTTACCTGAAACAGATCCTAAGTTTGATGTACTATCAAACGCACTTTCTTTTCAATTTAGTGGGTGTCCATTAAATCCGAGTTTAGCTGTTAAATATATAAAAATAACAGGTGATTGCGTTACAACAGGAACTTGTGAAACAACAGGAGTAACATTTCAAACAGGATATACAATAACAACAGTGGTAACACCACCAATTTATGAAATATGTAATTTAGCATGTGATGACACAGATGAAGAAAGATGGGTAATGATAAGTGCTGTTTTTGAAAGGTATAAAACTATTGAAGAATGTGATTTATTAAATTTAGGAGGACTTAATGATTTAAGGTTAGAAACTTACCAATCGTCTATTGATGGACAATCTTATAAATTGATATCTCCACCGAATACACATCCTGGTGACACAAAAGAACCAAAAGTTTATAAAGTTAGATTTGATAGAAAATGGTTTGAGGAATTAGATTATAGATTGGGAACGTTAAAACTTTATGTTAATGGGTATTTGTTTTTAGTTATTGAGGATTTTGAAGAGATAATACCAAGAGAATTAAATACAGAAAAGGAAAAACAGGTTGGTGTTCCGTTTAATATTTCATTTGGTGGAGGAACCCAAGGATTGCATGACCATTTAATTTTTTCTGGTTGCTCAAACCCATACGGACCTTACATACAAGACCCTGAATTATTTCCGAATAATATTTTATCCGCAACAACATTATCAGGACTTTCAACAAATATTTTATTAGAACAAAATTTTGGAGGAACTTTTATGGGTGGAATATCACAATTTAGAATGTACGTTGAACCTTTAAGTTCTCCACAAGTACAACATAATTTTAGAATATTAAAAAATAAATTTAATCTATTTGATTTTTGGTGTCCAAACTGTACGGTAACTAACGGTTATATGGAAGAGGGTTATGCGGATTTCTTCTATTTTGAATAAACTTTATATTTATAAAATAAAATGTCATTAATAACTAGAATACTACCTCCTGATAATAAGAATGCAAAACTTACATTTGCAGATATGGATAATAATTTGTATTATCTACAAAGTTTGGGGGTAAGCGGAATTACTTATTCTTCAAGTACTTTAACTTTAATTAACCCAACCGGAGGTACTTTATCTGTGAATATTGCTGCAGATACTAACACATTTGTTACTGGCGGTACATTTTTTTCGGGAACATCGATATTATATCTTTACCGTAACGATGGTAATACAGTAACTATACCAATGTCAGGGATTGACGGAACATCGGGTATTAATGGAACATCAGGAACTAGCGGAATAAATGGAACATCAGGAACTAGCGGAATAAATGGAACTAGCGGAATAAATGGAACATCAGGAACTAGCGGAATAAATGGAACATCAGGAACTAGCGGAATAAATGGAACATCAGGAACTAGCGGAGTGGCTCAAATTTTAAACAACGTTAATAATTACGTTTTAACCTCTCTTGGTACTTCTGGTGTGATAACAGGGGAATCTAATTTTACTTTTGATGGATCACAGGCAATATTAAATGGTACTTTAAACGTAAATACAATTTCAGCAACAACATATCAAAATTTACCCACAGACATCAGAGTAACTGGTGGTACATATTCAGCAGGAACCACAACATTCACAAATAATACGGGAGGTACGTTTTCTATTACAGGATTCAGTACTGGATATACTTATAGTCAAACAAATAACTATACGTCAGGAATCCCTGTTTCAATAACACACAATTTTGGTACAACTGAAGTATTAGCGCAAATTATAGACACAAATACTAATCAACAAATTTTTGGAAATATTAGTAACTATCAACTAAATTCATTTGATATTACATTAAGTAGTTCTTTAAATGGTGTTAAAGTTGTTGTTGTTGGAGGTTCTTTGACATCTACAACGCCAAGGGGATCGATAGCATTACTTTTTGGTCATGATAGTGTAAGTCCTTCAGATAGTGTCTCATATTTTATTGGGGGTCAATTTAATTTAGCTCCTCTTACGTCATCAAGTGATGGTAGAAGATTAATATCACAAAAAACAGGTAATATCACACAAGTGTCCATATCAAGAACAATTGGTGGTACTTTAGGATCTTCTGAATTAAACACATTTTCAATAAATAATATAACACAATCAACCACAAGAATTATAACAAGTGCCGCGACTTTTGATTCGTCAAGTTCATTAATTAATTATACATTAACATCACCATTACCTGTTGTTGCTGGTGATAAATTAGAAATTGAATGGGACACTCCGGCATATGCAACAAACCCAACAACAGTAAGACAACAAATAAACGTATTAATAGATTTTTAAATGGGTTACTTAGGTACATATGAAATTGTAAATTATAGTATTAATCATCCTGTAGAAGGAACTATCAATAAACAAAAAATTATTTATTATAATAATCAAAATGAAATTGAACTCGAAGAGTATTATTTTGGTTATATAAGAGAGGGATATTCACTTAAAAATTAATTATTATGACAAATTTTTATGATTCTTTAGGAATAAGTGGAGGACTGAATATAAGTTCTAATACATCAACAGACGCAATTTATATTAGTCAATTAGGAACCGGAAATGCAGTATTAATTGAAGATAGTACAAATCCTGATTTAACTCCATTTATTATAAATTCAGGTGGTAGTGTTAATATTGGTAGAATTGAATATTTAACAACTTCAGGAGGTACTCAAGCAAAATTACAAGTAAATAACAGTACATCACAAATACCATCATCAGGATTACCATTTACTACTAATTTTATAGTACAAGGTTTTAATAATAATAATGTAGGTCTTTTTACTACCGATAATAATACATCACAAATATATTTTGGCACACCATCAAGTGTTTATGGTGCAAAAATGTCTTGGTTTTACACTGGAGGTACTTTTGATATATCGACAGAAACAACAGGAGGTACTTTGACTTTTGGGTCTGACGTTGGAGTTGAGAGAATGAGAATTCAAAGTGATGGTAAGATTGGTATCGGTACAACTGCAGCAACGGCAAATTTAGAAGTTGCTGGTTCTATTTCAGCAACCACAATTAGTGGAACAACGTTTTATGGTGATGGTTCTAATTTGACAGGTATTAGCGGTGGTGGAGGAGGTTCTTTTTCGGGAGGGACAGTAACTAACCCAACTAATTTTACAGGTGGTTTATCTGCCAACACATTTAGTGCAACGACCTACCAAAACTTGCCGGTTGTTATACAAGTTTCTTGTTCTGATGAAATAACCGCATTAATTACTGGAACAACAACAACTTTTAGAATACCATATAACATGTTAGTTACTGAGGTTAGAGGTTCACTAACAACCGCACAAACAAGTGGTAATACTTTTACAGTTGATATTTTAAATACGGGAACAACAATATTATCTACTTTAATAACCATAGATAATAATCAAAAAACATCAAAAGCTTTAGGTACAACACAACCCGTAATATCGACACCAATTTTGGTAGATGACGACGAAATTAGTGTAAAAATAACTCAGACAGGTAGTGGAACGGCAAGAGGCTTAAAAGTTACAATAATTGGTAATAGAACAAGTTAATTATGAGTTTTATAGTAAATTCACACACCTTTAATTATTCAATTACTCAATCAGGTTTAGTTTTTAACTTAGATGCTAAAAACATTAATTCATTTCCTAGTACAGGAACTACTTGGTTTGATTTATCAAAAAATCCAGAGGGTAATAATGCAACATCTACACAACAAACCTCACCCGCAAATAACGGGGGCACCCCAATTTACAATAAAGGTGTTATTGACTTTAATAAAACAACGAGTAAACAAATGGTTGTACCAAACAACCCATCAACACAACTTACAACTGCAACAGTAGGTGTTTGGGTAAAAATCAACGCATCATCTAGTGGATTTGCGGGTATTGTTACTAAACGAGATGCTTGGGGAATTTTTACAAACAATAACGTTTTACTTTTTTATAGTTGGAATGGGAATATAATTACATCAACAGGAATTAATTTGTTAGATAATCAATGGAGATACGTAACATTAGCATTTAGTGGTGCGACAGGTTCACCGTCTAATAACGCAACAATGTATATAAATGGAGTCCCACATACAACCGGAACTTTATCTGTTTTAGATAATAGTGTTTGGTGGACGGCTATTGCTTGGGGGTCATGTTGTTTTGGTTCGGAACAATTTATAAATGGATCAATAGGTGAGGTCCATCTATATAATAGAAGATTAACTGACGAAGAAATATTATATAATTTTAATGCCGTTAAATGGTGGTATGGTTTATAAACATTAAATAATATATGGAATTTTTTATTCAACAAAATACAACACTACCCATTTTAAAGATGGATGTTATTAGAGACGGAAGAACCGACTCATGGAAAGATTTTTATTCTATTTTAGATAATGCAAATATTCGTTTTTCCATGAAAAGTGAAGACAACGGAATTCAAAAAATATTTATGAAACCAGCATATTTAACAGATAAAAATAGAACAAACCCCGATTCAGAAAGAGAGTATTACATCTTTTACAAATGGACACAAAAAGACACAAATAAAAAAGGTAGGTATATTGGTGAGTTTTCAGTTATATTAGAAAATGGAGAATTAATCGCCCCGATAGTTTCAAATTTATACATCAACATTATTTGACATTTGACCAACCATTTCGTATTTATTAAGAAAGGGAAATCACAATATTTTTTGTGAGTATAATAACCCAAATTTAAAAAATACAAATATGGTTCCACAAGAAGAAATTGAACGCTTTTTACATGGCGAAGACGAAGAAAAATATATCGTAGCGTTAGAATACGATTACAAATCAGATAAAATATTTAAAGTAATACAAGACCCAATCAAAGGAAAACTTTTGAGAATGGACACATTTATTCCGTTCGCATGGGTTGGTGACCTTAGAAGTAAAAACTTTTACAAAGGTAACAAAGACCTACAAAAAAAGGCAATGTCCGAAAACGGTATTATCATAGAAAAATTAGAAGATCACGGCGACGAAAGATTAAAGAACGGATTAACGTTCTTGGTTAAAACAACAAAATCATATTCAAACCTTGTAAACTTTTTTAAAGGTGGCGGTCTTGATCCATGGGGTAGAGATAATTCAGACGCAATTACAATTCTCTCACCTGTTGAACAATACTTAATTCAAAAAAGTAAAAGACTATTTAAAGGGTTTGACGAATATGATGAAATACACAGGTTTGTATTCGATATCGAGACCACAGGTTTAGATCCCAAGACAAGTAAAATATTCTTGATTGGTATGAAAGACAATCGTGGTTTTTTAAAATTATTGTCGGCTCAGAATGAAGAGGAAGAAAGACAAATGATTATTGAGTTTTTTGAAACAATAGATAAACTAAAACCTTCTCTTGTTGGTGGATACAACTCAGCATTCTTTGACTTTCCTTTTATTTTAAAACGTGCAGAGATTTTAAAATTAAACATTAAAAAAATTGCAAAAACTTTAAACCCCGATTATTCATTAAAACAAAAAGACGGAATTTTAAAGTTAGCAAATGAAATGGAACCTTACGTTCAAACACAAATGTGGGGTTATAATATTATTGATATTGCCCATGCAGTTCGTAGAGCACAAGCAATTAACTCTGACATTAAGAGTTGGTCTTTGAAGTACATTACCAAGTTTATTGAAGCGGAAAAAGAAAATCGTGTATACGTAGAAGGGGATAAAATTGGTAAAATTTATTTTGACAATGAGGAATATTGGATGAATAAAGAAAATGGTAACTACAAAAAAGTAGGACTTGATTCTAAAATAGATGAAATATGTTCAAGAAGAGACGATGTATATAAAAAAATTACAGGTTCAAAAATAATTGAGGATTACCTTGATGATGACCTTTACGAAACAATGGTTGTTGACGAGCAGTTTAACCAAGCAAACTTTTTACTTTCTAAACTTGTACCAACAACATATGAAAGACTTTCAACTATGGGTACGGCTACCTTATGGAAGATGATTATGTGTGCGTGGTCATATAAACATAATTTAGCAATTCCTAAAAAGCTACCAAAAAGAAAATTTACAGGAGGACTATCAAGATTACTTCAAGTAGGATATTCAAGAAAGGTATTAAAACTTGACTACTCTTCTCTTTATCCATCTATACAGTTGGTTCATGACGTATTTCCTAAATGTGATGTAACGGGAGCAATGAAAAGTATGTTAAAATACTTTAGAGATACCCGTATAAAATATAAAAATTTAGCAAGTGAATTTAAAAAAACGGATCCGAAACTTTCTGTCTCATACGACAGGAAACAATTACCAATCAAAATCTTTATCAATGCCTTCTTTGGATCATTATCAGCACCCCACGTCTTCCCTTGGGGTGATATGGACATGGGAGAACAGATTACGTGTACCGGAAGGCAGTATTTACGACAGATGATTATGTACTTCATGAGTAAAGGGTATACGCCACTTGTAATGGATACGGATGGTGTAAACTTTGAAACTCCTGAAGATAGAGATAATTACACTTATGTAGGTAAGGGTCTTAATGGTTTAGTTGAGGAAGGAAAAGTTTATACGGGAGCAGAAGCCGATGTTGCAGAATACAATGATTTATTTATGAGAAATGAAATGGGTCTTGATATTGATGGTGTATGGCCAGCAACCATTAACGTGGCTCGTAAAAACTACGCACTTTTAACAGATAAGGGTAAAGTTAAATTAACAGGTAATACAATTAAATCTAAAAAACTTCAAACATATGTGGCAGAATTTTTAGATAAAGGACTAAGAATGTTACTTGATGGTAAGGGTGCTGAGTTTTTAGATTTTTACTATGAGTATGTAGATAAAATATTTAATAAACAAATTCCATTAGCAAAGATTGCGAATAAGGCCCGTGTTAAACAATCAATAGAAGATTATAAAGTTCATATTACAAAAACAACAAAAGCAGGTAGTTTAATGTCACGTCAAGCACATATGGAACTTCTAATGAATGCAGGTAAAAATCCTGGTTTAGGTGATACAATCTATTACGTTAATAACGGTGAAAAAAAATCACATGGAGACGTTCAAAAGAAAACAACCAAGATGACTAAAAAACAAATACAAGACTACATGGATGGTTATGGTGCAGTGCCACTTGAAATGTTATCAAAAAGTGAAGTTATTTTAAATTGTTATTTAATCGATGAAAAAGAAATAGAATTAAATCCTGATTTATTAGGTGAGTATAATGTACCAAGATATTTGGCGGCATTTAATAAAAGAATTGAACCGTTACTTGTTGTATATAGTCCTGAAATTAGAAAAGACATTTTAATTGAAGACCCTAAAGATATGCCAATATTTACAAAATCACAAACAACATTAGGTAGAGGGTTTCCTATGAAAGAAAAAGACCAAGATAAGTTAGATGAGGTATTAACCCTTTCTGATATGGAGGTTACGTTTTGGAAAAGTGTTGGAATTGACCCTTACTACATGTATATTGATGACACAATTAATTTAGTGGATAGTGAAAGAGTTGAAAACAATAGAAGAATTATGTTAGAAAGTAAGTTAAAAAATGAAGTAGATGATGATGATATTTATGAATTCGATGAAGATGGGGATCTAATGTCTTTAGTTTTTGACTAAGATCCCTTTAACCCATCTGAAGATAGTATATACCAAAAGGATCCTATTTTTTTAAACTCAACACAAGAACCTTTAGTTAGTTCAACTTCATTAAATTCTTCGTCTATTAATTCTTCTGATTTAACAATAACTTCTGTCAACGATTTTATTACAACATGGTCAGTAGTATTACTATCTAAAAATACTTCACATTTTTCAATACCTTTAACAACAATTGCATATTCTCCGTTTGTTTTATAAAAAGAATTTGTAACAATTGCTGACTCAGATGTTTCAATAACATTACCGTTTATAATTCTTTTTGATGGTACACTTTTAAAAATTGCCATAAAAAATTATATAACATTATACGGACTTGTAAATGGTCTGAATTTTAATGCTTTGTTCATATTTTCAGCCATTGCACCTTTAATTTCCCATTGTTTTTCAGGTCTTAATCTTTCTAATCTTGTTTTTAGTTCTTCCCACAACAATGTTTTTTCATCTTTAGCTTCAGTATTTAAAGATTGCCATTCAATAGTTACTTCACTATCGGGTGTTTTTAAATTACCACTGTATTTACCTCTTACTTTTGCTAAAGTTTCTTTACAATATGCGGTGAACCACCTTCTAACCCATGTTTGTGCCGGACCATTTAATTCGTCCCACCTAATTTCATCAATAGGTACATCAGAAGGAAGTTTTACAATGTCAGGATTTTTTTTCAAACAATCTTCTCTATCATTTGTTTCATAATACCAATACCAAACTCTGTAGTCTTTATTTTTCATATTACCAAAATCAAATTTACCACCAGGAACATTCATTAAATGTATTGCTTTTTTACCTTCAGGTAATGCGGTAACTCTATATGTTAATTCACCTGTGATTAATCTTCTTTTAATATTAATATCTTGCATTCTTAAAAGGATATCAAACGCAGGTGTTATAAAGTAATTACCCGTTGTACCCATTTGTGAAAATCCAGCACCACCACCAAGACCAATACCCCCAAAACCACCAAACCCACCCATAAATGGATCAAAATACGCAGCATCTAATTCAGATCTTGAAAACCATAAAAGTTCATTAAGTTCTCTACCTGCAGGTATTTCATATATTTGTTGATTTGGTATTAAATCAATATAATCTTTTTTCAAAACATAATCACCCCCGGCCTGTAAACCAACAATTTTTGAATACGAGTAAGTGTATTGAGTTTCCCAATCTAAACTTCTTGTAGTAAACGCCCTTGTAACGGATTGTTCATCTAAGTTTAATCCATAGAGTGAAGACCATTGAGATTCAATTAACCAATCATTAACGTGTTGAGCATAATCCTGAACGGATAATTCTAATAATGAATCCATCTGTTCGTCTTCCAACTCTACTGAACGTAATGGTGCACCTAAAAGATTTCTAATTCTTTTATACAACTTACCTCTTTCTGGTTCTGAAATAATTGATGTTGACATAAGATATATTTTTATATAAATATCTTATTGATTTGATTTCTTTCTTAATTGGGTTGTGTATAAATCATTAACAAACCCCCAATTAACAACTTTCCAAAAATTTTTAACGTATTTATCTCTTTCGTTTTTATATTTTAAATAATACGCGTGTTCCCAAACATCAAGACCTAATAAAGGATAACCTTGGGTTTTTTCTGTGTTCATAAGTGGATTATCTTGATTCGCGGTAGTTACAATCTTTAATCCGTTACTTTTTGTTAAAATTAACCAAACCCAACCTGAACCAAATCTTGATTTTGCTTCTTCTTCAAATTCCTCTTTAAATTTTTCAAAAGAACCAAAATGTTTTATAATTTTACTTTTTATCGGGTCTTCTAAAATTTGTTTTTTTGGTGACAACATTTTCCAAAACAACGCGTGATTAAATGCGCCACCACCATTATTTTTAACCTTTGTATTAAATTTAGAAATGTTTTTTACAATTTCTTCTAAATCTAAATCTTTACCTTTTATTTTTTCTAATTCTAAATTTAATTTATCAACATAACCTTTATAATGTTTTGTATAGTGAGTTTTCATTGTCTCACTATCAATGAAGGTTTCTACTGAATTAAAATCATATGGAAGTTTTTCAATACTAACCTTTTTAATTTCTGATATTATACTTTTTTGTAAAATTAAATCTTCATTAATTTTTAATTCTAACTCATTAATTTTTTTTTGAAACGGTTTATAAATAATGTTATCTTCAGATTTATTATTTTTTTCAAATTTTTTTATTAATGATCCGGCCAATGAATTGGCTTCGTCTTCGTTTTGACCACCAATTTTTGGTCCCTTATTTCTTTTTAGAACTGTTCTTTGGTATTCGTGAATCCATTCGTGTGCGATAGTTTTTAAAATATCTCTATTTAATCTATCTTTTACTAATATTTTTAATCGGTTATTGTTAGTCCTACTACCTGTGGTCATAGTTCCCGTTCTTTTTTCTAAAAAATCAATCTTTAAATCATTTTTTAATGGATACTCTTTATCTAAAAAATCTATAAATTTTTTTATTAATTTTTTTTGTTCTATATTACCACTATTATTTAATTCTATTTCCATAATATTATAAATATCATCTATTAGAAGAAATCATATTTAACATTTCTTCTATTGACGACCCTTCATCCAATAATAGATCATCACCCATTACTGTTGATATGATTTTTTTCTTTCTTGTTAAGATGTCATAAATTGCTCCTTCAATTGTATTTTCAAATAATGGGTAATAAACTGACGTTGAATTTTTTTGACCTATCCTATGTGATCTGTCTTCCGCCTGTGCGTGTTCAGCAGGTACAAATGATAAGTCATTCATAATAACTGCTTCAGCTGAGGTTAATGTTATACCAACACCAGCGGCTTTTAAGTTACCAACAAATACTTTAATTTTTTCATTTTCTTGAAAGTCGTCCACCGCTTTTTGACGGTGGGGTTTTGAACAAGATCCGTCTAAATAAACTGCAGATTTTCCAAAGTGATTATATATTTCTTGTAATGTATCTGTAAAGTTTGTAAATATGATAACTTTTTTTCCTTGTTCAATTATGTTTTCTGCCAATTCAATTGTTGATTTAACTTTTTCTTGTGCAATTACTTTTCTTACTTTCATTAATTTACCAAACTGAATGGTAAGTGACGAAGATTCTTCTTGGTTTTTATCATACCAATCATAGTACTCACCCATTAGTTCTTCATAATCTTTTGACTTTAATCTTAAATAAACGGGTGTAATAATTTTATCAGGTAAGTCTAAAACTTCTTCTTTTAATCTTCTTAGAATATGTGTTTGAGTTCTTTCTCTTAATTCATCTAAGTTAGATGCTCCCGTAACATTCCAAACTTTTCTTTTTCCAACATTAAATTGATAACCATTACAATATCTTTTTGCGTAAGCCATCCAATTAGCAGCAACAGGACTATCAACCAATTTTAATAAATTAAAATAATTCATTGGTCTTGATGTCATTGGGGTTCCTGTTAACAACCAAACCCTATCTAACCTATCACATAAATCGTTTACTATTTTTGTCCTTTGTGCTTGTGGGTTTGAGATCATGTGAGCCTCATCCATGATAACCAATTCAAAATTTGATTTTAAAATTATAGAGTCGTCTTTCTTTTTTGGGTCGTGGAAGTTTTTTAATATGTCATAGTTAATAATTACAAAATCAGATTCATCCGAAAATTTCTTACCTTCTGCAATATATACGGTTCTGTCTGAATAATTTGCAATCTCTCTTTCCCAATTTATTTTTAAAGACGCAGGACAAATTATTAATATTTTTTTTGCACCTGTTTCAAGTGCAGATATAATTGTTGATGTTGTTTTACCAAGACCCATATCATCAGCCAAGATAAACTTTTTATTTCTAACAAGTTTTTCAATAGCCTCTTTTTGGTGAGACATCGGAGATCTGTGTTCGTACTTAGAATATTCAATAACAACATTTTTAACCTCGTTATCTTTTATTAGTGCCGATTTAGGTATCCAAAAATCATGTAAAGTTTCCCCACTAAATATTTTACCCCATATATGGTATGATTTATCTTTCTCAACTAATAACTTCTCAACATAAATTTCTGATGGTTCTTTTGTATACATCTTATCTTCCATCATTTTTTTACCAAAATATGAATCAAGTTTAACCCATTTTTTTGCAACCTTTGGCACTCTTCCGTGAAAATTTATAATGTATTCTGCTTGTGGTCTTGTAGGTGTAAATGTCTTACTATTTTGTTTTTTGTGTTTTAACGACAAGATATAGTTATTTGACCCAACATATTCATCTAATAACTGAAGGGCCCTTGTTTCGGGAGTTTTTGAAATTAATTCTTCCATTATATTATAAATAAAAATAGTAAATAATATAAAAAAATCAATTAAAGTATTTATATATATGACACAAAAAAGAGTACCAATAACAAGATTAAATAAGTTTTTTTCTGAAGAGGACTTCAATTTAGAAATTGAAATGGGTATGGAATGGCAAATGGGTGATATGAATTTCAGTGTTGTTTTATATCGTGTTGATAGACAAAGAACAAATAACGACGATGTTTATGGTGAGGCATTAACAGAAGGGATACAATTTTTGGCTCCTGTAGAATTAAAAGGTCTTGTTAAAATAGAAGCTCCTACAAATTCAGATTACGGAACATCGAAACTTTCACAAATAGAACCAGGTAATATGACGTTTAGTGTTTATCAATCACACTTAGATCATTTAGCTGTTGAAATTTCTTTGGGTGATTACTTAGGTTATTATGAAACGGAAGATAAAGTAAGATACTACAGTGTTGTTAATGATGGTAGAGTTACTTCAGATAATAAACATACTTATGGTGGTTATAAAAAATATTACAGAACAATAATTGCGGCACCTGTAACTAACGACGAATTTAACGGAATATAATGTCATTACCTAAAAAAATAAAAAATTATTTACCTTTAGTCCCTAAAAAGGTGGGGGTTGAAAGAAGACAAGAAATGTTGGATGATATTACCGATAAAGGCACATATCTCCCAAAAGGGGTTTTACATGCCGATATGGATAGAGGTATATTAGATTTTGTTAAAACTGATTTAAAATTAGTCGTTGATAAAAAAACAGTACCAACAGTAGATAAAATTATTACCACTCAAAGTTGGTCTCAATTCACAGAAACATGGAAGTTTCAAGACTTAGACAAAAATGTTTCTTTACCATTTATAATAACTGTTAGACAACCTGAAGTTAAATACGGTAAAATGCAAAATGCGGCGGCAAATATACCTGAAAGATTAAGATTTTTTTATTACACAGTACCAACATGGGACGGACAAAGAAAAGGCGCGGATGTATATAAAATTCCTCAACCTGTACCTGTAGATATTACATATACTATAAAAATATTTTGTAATAGAATGAGAGAAGTAAATGAGTTTAATAAACTTATGATGCAAAAATTTACTTCAAAACAAGCGTATGTTCAAATTAACGGACACTATATGTCAGTACTTTTAGAGGACCCAACCGACGAATCAGTTAAAGAAATTGAAAAAAGAAAATACTATATTCAAAGTTATAAAATAACTTTAAGGGGTATGTTACTTGATGAAAAAGAATTTCAAGTTTCTCCTGCAATAACAAGAGCGGTAACTATGTTTGAATTTGACACAAAAACTAAAAGTAAAAGAGTTAAAATAGAACCACCAAGACCTAAAAGTTTTGACCTTGATTTATTATTTGTTTCTGGTAATACTCAATTAAATGAAGTTTTTAGATACACTGTTGATTTAAATGTTACAACATTAGAAAATGTTTCAAGTTATTCTGTTTTTATAAATAATAATTATCTTGGTGATGATTTACCTGTAATACAAATAACTGATGGGGATACTTTAAAAGTAATAGTTACTAAAACAGATAACACAAAACAATCAGTAATTAAAACAAATTCTGTATTGGTTTAATTATTCTCCGTAAATGTCTTTTTCTTTTTGACATGTTTTGATGATTAAATTTTCTAAAAACTTATAAAGTTTAAATCCGTTTTCCTCACAATACTTTTTTAATATTTCATGAGTCTCTTCTGAAATCTTTATATTTTTAATTTTTTTCATATATAAGTAAATATTTTATAAGGTAGAAAAAAAGTAGAATTTTTTCATACTATTACATATTTATTATTTTTGACCTAAGTTTTTTTCATTTTTTTAATGTATTTATATAAAAAAATAAATCTTTAATTAAATAGAAAAATGGCATCTACTACAAAAGTATTCGTTTCTCCTGGTGTATATACCTCAGAAAGAGACTTAACTTTCGTTGCACAAAGTGTTGGTGTAACAACTTTAGGAATAGTTGGTGAGACTTTACAGGGTCCTGCCTTTGAACCTATATTTATAACTAATTTTGATGAGTTTCAAACATATTTTGGTGGAACAAGTCCAGAAAAATTTGTAAATACTCAAATACCTAAATATGAAGCTGCTTACATAGCTAAGGCATATTTACAACAATCAAATCAATTATTTGTATCTAGAATACTTGGGTTATCAGGTTATGATGCTGGACCGTCTTGGTCAATTGTAACTACAGGTAATTTAGATAGTAGTACTTTAGGTATTACAGGAACAACCCCATCAACACCTGTGTATTTGTATTTTACAGGTACAACGGGAGGAACAGTAACTATAACAGGAACAATTCCATCACCACTATCTTCAAGTTTTTATAATAACTACACAAATAGTATTGGAGGAACATCAACATTAGATTTAGATTTTCAAGAATATATTTCAAATGAAATTGGTTACTTTGCTAATTCATCGGCACTTTCAGGAAGAACGGCGTATTTTTGGGGTTCAGTAGATACTCCTACCTTTTCTGCTGTCACAGGTGCAACAATAACAAGTGGAGGGGCAACAGCATTCACAGAAACGTTTGGTGTTGATGATGTAATTTTTGCAAATAACGACGTTTCTTCATTCTCTAATGACCCTTGGTACTACTCATTATTCTCTTATAGTAGAGCCAATGACATTGGTAGTTATTATGGATATGGTTTTGGTGCAGTATTAAACGGTATTACAGGATTAACTGGCGGTGTTTATTCAGGTCAAATGGAGTTATATATTACTAATTATTCAGGAACACCTTATACTGATTATGATAATTTAGTAGTCGCTACTTTAAGATCAAGAGGTATTACTAATTACTCTAGTACTCAAAAAGGACCTAGATTTGTAGTAAGTGCAACCACAGGAGTTGATATAATAACTACAGGTTCATATTCAGGAATATCTTCTAATCCATTCCAAACTTTTGCAATTTCAGGTATTACAAACGATAGTGAAACATTTAGTTTTGAAACATCTTTATCATCAACAGATTCAAAATACATATCTAAAGTATTTGGAAGAAGTAATTTTGGAAAAGATAGAAATGAAGTACCTTTATTTATTGAAGAATCTTACACTTCATTATTATTAACCGGTTATAGGTTAGGTAAAATTAGAGGTATTTACAATGAATTAATTGATCTACCGGGTGTGACAGACACAACTAACTTTGATTATAACGATTCAATCGCTTTCTATTTAGAACAATACCAAACCCCTGAAACTCCGTATGTTGTTTCTGAATTAAGAGGTAATAAAGTTTATAAATTATTTAAGTTTGTTTTAATTTCTGATGGTAACGCCGCGAACAGACTAGTTAAAATGTCAATTGGAAATATATCATTTGCTAATGGAACTTTTGATGTATTCATTAGGGATTTTTATGATAATGATCAAAACGTAAGAGTTTTAGAAAGTTTTACTAATTGTTCTATGGATCCTAATCAAAATAACTATGTTGCAAACAAAATAGGTACATCTAATGGTGAGTACGAAGTTAAATCTAAATATGTTATGTTAGAGGTTAATAACGAAGCACCTATAGACGCATTACCTTGTGGATTTGAAGGTTATATTAGTAGAGAATACGCTAATGCAACACCTCCATTTGTAGTTTATAAAACAAGATATTTACAACCTGGTGATACAATATATAACCCACCATTTGGTTCATCTTCAGGTGGAGACAACCCAGTGATTTCAAATGGTGAAAACCCAAGAAGAGCTTACTTAGGTATATCTAATATTACAGGAGTTGATTATGACTTTTTTGATTATAAAGGAAAACAAATACCAGCAAATTTAGCAACTGATACTGTTGGCATATCTTGGGGTTATACTACAAAAGGTTTCCATATGGATAGTGGGGCGACTATTGTAACAATGACTGTTAATTCAGCAACAACTCAAATGTTTGAAGTTGGTGCCGGATCATTTAATTCAGAACCTGAAGATAGTGATAACCCTTACTACAGACTAAACACTCGTAAATTCACGTTATTAGCATACGGTGGTTTTGACGGATGGGATATATATCGAGAAAGTAGAACAAACGGAGACTCATTTGCATTAGGTCAATCAGGATTTAAAAACGGAGCCGCATCATCAGCTACTTACCCAACAGCGTCTGGATGGGGAGCATTTAAACAAATTGCAGGTCCTAACCAAGAAACATGGGCGAACACTGACTATTACGCATACAAATGGGGTCAAACAACTTTTGCAAATCCTGAATCAGTTAATATTAATGTATTTGTAACACCAGGTATTGATTACGTATATAACTCAAACTTAGTTGAGGATGCAATTGATATGGTTGAAACAGATAGGGCGGATTCAATTTACATTTGTACAACACCTGACTTTAATTTATTATTACCTTCTTACCAAGATGTTGAAGAAGGGTTGAGATATCCACAAGAAGCGGTTGATTCATTAGAAGAGACAACAATCGATTCTAACTATACCGCAACTTACTACCCATGGGTTTTAACAAGAGATAGTGTTAATAATACACAAATTTACTTACCGCCAACGGCTGAAGTTGTTAAAAACTTAGCTTTAACCGATAACATAGCTTTCCCTTGGTTTGCATCAGCAGGTTATACTCGTGGTTTAGTAAATGCAGTAAGAGCTCGTAAAAAATTAACTCAAGAAGATAGAGATACTTTATATAAAGGTAGAATTAACCCAATTGCAACTTTCTCTGATGTTGGTACAGTTATTTGGGGTAATAAAACTTTACAAGTTAAAGAATCTGCACTTGACAGAATTAACGTAAGAAGATTGTTACTACAAGCAAGAAAATTAATCTCAGCTGTGGCAGTAAGATTATTATTTGAACAAAATGACGATAAAGTTAGACAACAATTCTTAGACTCAGTTAATCCAATATTAGATTCTATAAGAAGAGACAGAGGTTTAATTGACTTTAGAGTTACCGTTTCTAACACTCCTGAAGATTTAGATTCTAATACATTAACAGGTAAAATTTACTTAAAACCAACAAGAGCGTTAGAATATATTGACATCGAGTTTGTAATCACACCAACGGGAGCATCTTTTGAAGATGTGTGATAAAACATAAATTTTATATAATGGGGAGTAGGAATATTCCCCATTTATATATTTATAAAATAAAAAGTCATGAAAATACAAAAAAAACTTATTAAAGAAAGTGTAGGTAACGATTTTAAAAGTTATAATTCCTATTCACAAAAAAAACAAAATATTATTATAACTGAATCTCAGTTAGAAAAATTATTGTCACAACTTAATAAAAAATGAATATAAAAGAACACGTTTATAAATACGTTAGAAAAAAATCTTTAATAGAAGGGTTTGACGAACAAGGAAACCCAGATACAAAATATTATGCCTTTGATTGGGATGATAATATTATGTTTATGCCAACTCAGATTATTGTTATGACTGAAAACGAAGAAGAGGTTGGTATGTCCACAGAGGAGTTTGCTGAACACAGACACCAAATAGGTTCAGAACCATTTAATTTTAAAGGGACAACTGTAGTTGGTTACGCACCTGATCCTTTTAGAAACTTCGGAGTTAAGGGAGATAAAAGATTTGTTATTGATTCAATGATAGCGCCTTTAGGACCTTCGTGGAATGATTTTGTTGAGTGTATTAATGGTGGGTCTATATTTGCAATTATCACAGCAAGAGGACACAATCCTGAAACATTAAAAGAGGCTGTGTTAAATTTAATAGTTGCAAATCATAATGGTATTAATAGACAAACTTTAGTGGATAATTTAATAAAATATAGAAAATTTACTGAAGAAGAACAAATAGAAGAGGCTTATGATTTAGAATTTTCAGATAAAGATATAATTAATGAATATTTAGATATGTGTAGGTTTCACCCCGTTTCTTTTGGTGCGGGTAGTGCTGCCAATCCTGAAGAAGGAAAAATAAAGGCGATGAGAGAGTTTATATCTTATTGTCGAGAAATGGCTAAGGAGATAGGTAAAAGTGCGTTCTTTAAAAATGACGTTGCAAATCAGGAACCAATTATTGGTTTTTCAGATGATGACCTCAGAAATGTTGAAAAAATGAAAGAATTTTTATCTAGTGAATATGAAAAAAGTCCAGTAAGAACATATTTAACTAAAGGAAATATTAAAACAGAATATTAATAACCGGATTTAATATAAGAATATTTTCATTGTGGACAAAAGTAAATAGAAAAAAATAAAATAGATAATATTTATATATAAATAAAAACTTAAAAAAATAAAAACATGGCAGATTTATTAATGAGAATGCCCTTTCAGTATGAACCTAAAAGAAAAAATAGGTTTATCATGACTTTCCCCTCTAGTTTGGGTATAAACTCATGGTATGTAGAATCGGCATCAAGACCAAGTATTGATATTGGAAAAAAAGAAATTAAATTTCTGAACACCGAAACTTATGTTTCAGGATCATTCAAATGGGGAGAGATCACAGTAAAACTACGTGACCCAATCGGACCATCAGCATCTCAGGCAGTTATGGAGTGGGTTAGATTACACGCAGAATCAGTGACAGGTCGTATGGGATATGCTGCGGGTTATAAAAAAGATGTTGATTTAGAAATGTTAGACCCAACAGGAGTAGCAGTTGAGAAATGGATTTTACAAGGATGTTTAATTACAAAGGCTTCTTTTGGTGATCTTGGTTATGGCGGTGATGATTTAGCAATGGTAGATATGACATTACAACCTGATAGATGTATATTAGTTTATTAATTATATTTTAAACATATTAATATTAAACCCACTATTATTGGTGGGTTTTTTATTTACATGAAAAAAAGTTAGATTATTTTTAAAATAAAAATTATGGATCAAGCGATAGAATACGGACAACAAAATTTTAATTTACCACATGACGTGGTAAAATTACCATCTAAAGGTGTTTTTTACACACCAAAAAAAGAATCTTTAAAGGTTGGTTATTTAACAGCCGCGGATGAAAACTTATTAATGTCTCAAAATAATTCAAAAGAAGGGATTGTAACATCACTTTTAAAAAATAAAATTTATGAACCAGGTTTTAATATTGACCAACTACTGAATATCGATGTTCAAGCTATATTAATATTTTTAAGAAATACCGCATTTGGACCTGAATATAATTTTAATATTTTGGACCCAAAAACTAATAAGTATTTTGAAATGACCGTAACTTTAGATGAGGTTTCATTTTTACCTTTAAAACACGAACCAGACTCGAACGGACATTTTTCTTACACTTTACCTAAATCTCAAAAAAATGTTAAATTTAAATTATTAAATTTAGGTGATGATAAAAAAATTGAACAATTATTGGATTCATACCCAAAAGGTATGATTACTCCTGTTGTTACTAAAAGATTGGAAAATCAAATAATTGAAATAGATGGAACGACAGATAAAGGTCAAATTTCTACTTTCATAAATAACATGCCAATATCTGATTCTAAAGATTTAAGAAAATTTATAAACGAATGTGAGCCACAAATGGACTTACAAAAAAAAGTAATCGCCCCGTCTGGAGAAGAAGTAACTGTTAATGTTACTTTTGGGGTGGAATTTTTTCGGCCTTTCTTCTGAATTTAAAAAATACCAATTAGACGAATTTTATTATTTAGTTAAATACGGAAAGTTTTCGTATTCTGACCTGATGGTTATGCCTATTTTTGAAAGAAAATATTTCATGGACAAATTACATAAAGAATATGAAAAAAAATAAAACTTATATTTATTAAATAAATTATAATATATGATGTTATTTTTTGCAGCAGCAGGAGGTGCTCCTAAAGAATGGGACGCAAAAGGGGTGGCGATTAATGAAGTTTTAAGCACGATAAAAGAATCCATCGAGGCGTTAGCAAAACCATCAACTACTATTCGGGCATTAACTGAAATGGAAGACCAAGCCATTAAGTTACAAAGAACGATGGCTAGTGGAATGGTCTTTGAATCGTCAAATTTTAGAGAACAATTATTAAAATCATACAAGAACGTATTAGAAATAGGGGGAAAATTTGAAGACATTACAAAAGAAGTTGAAAATTTTTCAAAAGGAATGGGTAAAGTTGTGTTTTTATCCAATGACTTGGTATCAACAATGAAAGATTCTAAAGGAAACGCGATGGATGTTGCGGGTTCTATGGTGTTCTTATCAAAGGCGTTGAATATTGCGTCAGGAGAACTTGGTACTATGGTATCTAGTTTTATTAGAATGGAAGGATCCCAATCTAAATCAATTGAAACAATACAACGTTTATCAAAAGAAGCCAAAATGGTTGGATTAGATAGTGGGAAAGTTTTAAAAGAAATTGAGGGTAAATTAAAAAGCGTGGATTCCTACGGTTTTAAAAACGGAGTTCAAGGACTGGCTGACATGGTTAAACAAGCACAAAGATTAAGAACAGACGTTGATGCTATTGGTGCGTTGACAAAGGCTCAAGATTTTTGGGATCCAGAAAAAGCAATTGAAACCGCCGCAAATTTACAAATGTTAGGTGGTGCTATTGGTAATTTAGGTAATCCATTTAAGTTAATGGATATGGGGATGAATGACGTTGGTCAGTTACAAGATGAAATGACAAAAATGGCGGCAAATGCTTTTAAAATAAATAAGGCAACAGGAGAAATAGAAATAGATCCTCTTTCTAGAATGAGACTAAAGGAACAGGCAACCGCCTTTGGAAAAAGTTTAGATGAATTTACAAAAATAGGTAGAGAAGCATTTAAGGCACAAGAAGTTATAAACAAAATGAATCTTACTGGGTTTGGTGAAGGTATGCCACAAGAAAGTAAAGATTTATTATCATCGCTTACTGAAGTAAAAGGAGGAAAATTAACTTTAGATATACCAGGTTTCAAAACCGATGATTTAGAATCCGCCATGACATCACAACCAGCAGCAATACAATCTGCATTAGAAGCCTACCAAAAAAACGCATCACTTTCAGAACAAGAAACCGCAGCTAAGGGTCTTACATTACAAGAGTCATTAAATAAAGATGCTAGAATTATTAGAGATACTTTATTAAATTCGTTGAGTGCAGATAAAAGAAATGATATAATTGAACAATATAGACAAGGTGTTGATATTACATTAGATGCTACTAAAGATTTGACTTCCGCCACTCTTGGTGCCGCTACCGAAGCACTTAATAATAATATGGCCGAATTTTCTAATAAAAATCGACAAAAAGATGAAATTACACAAGCAGAAAGGGATATTATGATACGGGATGCGTCAATTACTAGTGATAATTTAAAAATTACTTATAATCAAAGTGATGATACCGCCCAATTTAGTACTGGTTATGGTACTAAAAGTAAAGATGATGCCGCTTTTTCTACCGGTAATAAAGTTTTATCACTTGAAAAAGGTGAGATGTTTAGTTTCTTGAAAGAAGATGAAGCAGTATTTGCTCCAAACCTATTAAAAAATTTAGATATATTGAAAAATTCATATCTTAGTATGTTAAGTATGAGAGACACTATAAATAGTATACCATCAAATGTTTCAGAAACTAAAATTTCAGAAAAAAAAGAAGAAAGAGTTGAAAAAATTGAGGCATCAGGAGACATTAATATCAACGTAAACGTAACAAGCAATGGTACATTATCCGATATGTTATCTAAAGATAGTGATTTTAATGAAAAAATGAAAAGAAAAATACTAAATATTATTGATAGAAAAGGAAACTTTATGGCAGATAAAGGGATCACTAAATAAAAAAAATATACTCATTATCTATTTATAAATAAAAAAATAGATGGAAAGCCCATTATCATTTGACTCGACTGAAAATTTTAGAAAAAAACTTTTACTAAAAAATTTAAAACCTTACAAGGTTGACGGTTTTTATAATGCACCATTAAAATCAGAACAAAGAGATTTAGTTTTAATTGATTATTCAGTTATTGATAGTACCCCAATAGATATTACTTCTAAATTAATTGAACCAACACTTATAGGGTTAAATAAATATACTCCAGGAAATAATGGTTTTGGGGATATTGTTAATATAAATATTAATCAAAACACACAAACCAATTTAGGTTTTTATGATTTTTCAAAAACATTGTTTTCGACTATAGAAAGAATAGGACAAAATAAAAAAACAGATTTATTAGTACAAAATCAATATGGTCCTGAATCAGGTCAAAGTAAGTTTATTGTTAATCCTAATCAAAATTTTCAAACTAAGGCAAATGAAGGTAATTACGGAATTTCTGATAGTGTTGGAAGTGATTTAGAATTAAAAGGTAATGAACAAGAAAAAGTATTAAGAGTTTTAAATAAATTTGGACCTCAAAAACAAACAGGTCAATATGGTCAAACAGTTTTATTTGATGTATTTACTCTTGGTGCAAATGCTGGTGAATATCTAGATCAGACAGATGCGGACGGTAGTAGATTAGAGGCTATTGGGCAAGAAGAAGAAATAAAAGAATACACAAGAAATAAATACGCACCAATATCTAAAGGAAGGTCTTATGGTAGTACTGTAAACATAAATAAATATCTTTCTATTGGATCTAATTTTGGCGAGTACTTACCAACAGAAAGTTCAGGTGATAATAGTAATTTAGAAATATTAGGAGAACAAAATTTAACTATTTTATTAAATAACCAATATCAACCTAATAACCCTACAATTGCTGAACCTAATGTAAAAGTAGAACAAAAACCAAATAAAGGTGAATATAACTATGAAACTTCTTCACCTAGTAAAACAACACAAGAATCTAAAAACTTTTTTTATGTAAAAAATAGATACAATAACGGAGAAGGTGAATTTTCTGAATTAACAATTGAGGATTTTATTAATCAAAGTATTAATAAACCTTATTTAAATAGTGACTCTACGTTTGCGTTTATACCATCAGAATACTTACCAATTAGTATTTTAACAACAGACAATGTGGAAAGTATTAATGGTAGTGAAGGTAAATTAAGTCAAGACTCTGCTTTAGCACAATTAGGGGCAAAACAACTACAAAAAGAATTTAAGGCTAGAGTTGCGTTTGAATTACTACAACAAACACTCGGTAAATCAACACTCACTAATTCAACTATTAATCCTGAAAGTGGAGGTATATCAGTTCAACCAAGTTTAAATCCTTTTGATGTGTTAGGGGTACTATCAAATAATTTACCAATAATACAAAGAGATTTTAAAATTACTGAACCACCAAATTTAGTATTAAAGGCGGCTGATTTCGCTACAAGACTTTCCGGTTTATATTCACCATATTCAATAATACCCGGCAGTTATTTTGATTACCCAAGCAGAAATTTTTTAAATCAAAGTCTAACAAATCCTGTTGGTGCGGTTGCATCTCAATTAGGTAATTTAATAAATGATTTAACAACGCCATTTATTGATAGTTCATCGGAATTATTTTTAGCTAACACATCACCACAAGTTAGAAACCTATTATTTGATCAATTATTTTATAATAATTATAGACCTAACTATTTGTTGTCATCAATACAGAGTCCTAATTTATTGGCACCTAAAGGTAATTTTTATGTTGGTAGATCTAATAATTATTTAAAAGATTTAGTAAGTCCTAAAAATGACCAACCGGCAGGTAAGTTTGGAAAACCAAACATTGGACCTGTTTATAGTTATAGTGAAGTCTCAAAAGAATATGAAGGAGAAAAAGTAACAAACATACTTTTTGGTGTTTATGCTAAACCTTTTTACGATTCTGTAGGAATACAAGGAGGGCTTACTTGGATTGCTAAAAATAACATTTATGATCCGGGTAAATTTGTTGGTCCTGGTAACAAACAAGAAAACTCAGTAGGTACGGACACTGTTTTTGAACAAGCAAGTTTTGGTCCGGAATATAATAAATCAAAGTCAACCGAATTTGACTTTAAAGAAGGTTCTATATTAGACATCACCCAAAAATTAGTTAATGCGGCTAACAGTTCATCAAGAAGAACTGAACATGTTGGAAACGCCATTAACCAAGTCTCAAAAGTTTTTAAAGATGGACTTTTAGAATTAACAAAAGGTTCTAGAGTAATTAGATACACAACACCTAATTCTGTTAATAAAACGGCAACAATTAAAGGGTACGAATACTGTAGGTTATTCACTAAAGATAGGCCTTACTTCACATTTAACGAACTACAAAAAAAAGGAAAAAATATAAGAAATTTTGACAATTCTGTATTATCTAACACATACAACTTAAATATAGCCCCAATGAAATCGTCAGACAATTTGTCGGCAACGAACATAGTCGGTGGTAAGGTTACTAAATATATGTTGTCAATAGAAAATTTAGCTTGGAGAACTTCAAGTAGGCCTGGATTTAGAGTTGATGATTTACCGGCATGTGAAATAGGTCCTAATGGTGGAAGAATTATGTGGTTTCCTCCTTATGATTTATCTTATAGTGATACTTCACAAGCAAGATGGGAAGGAACAAGTTTTATCGGAAGACCCGAACCTGTTTATTTATATAAAAATACGGAAAGATCAGGATCTTTAAGTTTTAAAATAGTTGTTGACCACCCATCAATATTAAACGTATTAGTCCAAAAAGAATTAGAAAAAGAAAGTGCTAGCGAAGCAACAAAAATAATTGATTCATTTTTTGCTGGATGTTTAGAATACGATCCAATTGATTTATTAAGAAAATATAGACAATTTAGTTTAAGTGATATATTTGAGGCAACAGAAGCATTAACAACAAGAAATGAAATAAAACAAGTTATTGCAGAAATACCAAACGAACAACCAAAAGGGGAAGTTAATATTGATAAAAACCAAGATTTAGATAGTGGTGAAAACCAAACAACAGATACTCAAAAACTTGTTGATGAAATAAACGAAGAATCAAGTGCTGGAGGTAAATTTGAGGAAATTATTTTATTTTTTGGTCAAGGATTACCAATAGAGGTAAAAAATAATACAATGAGTGATAAAGATTACGATACTCTTTACTCTAGTTTTATTAATGAAAAAGATATATATTTAAACGGAATACCAAGTTATGCACCTTATACTGATGGGTATTACATTAAATACGGAACTTTTAAAATAAGTAAAGATATACCAACTGACACTACAATTGAAAATGTACCAAATGAATATATAATATGGAAAAAATCAAGCGTATCTGAAATTTGGAATGATATTGAGGCACAAAAAAGTAAGTTTGATGAATTTTTAACAAAAATAGCAAACGCATTAGAATCTGATGCTGGTGTGGAATTTTCTTTAGTTTCGTCAGCAAATGCTAATGGTAGTGATGATTATAACGATAAACTTTCATCTAGAAGATTTGATTCTGTTTTACAAACAATTACAGGAAAAACACATGGAGGTGTTGACTTTAAAAAATATATAGAAAATAATAAATTAAAAATTAATACATTGGCGGAAGGTAAGAATTCCACTTTAAAAACACCAAAGTATTCTAATATAGATTGTTCTAAAGCTTTTCAAAATGAAAAAAAAGATGGAAAAAGTTCCGTTCAGGCAATGTTATGTCGTAGAGTTACAGTTACAGAAGTAAAAGTAACACCACCTGAAATTGTCGACGACAATAAAACAAATAATACGGATAATTTAGCAACAAACCCTGAAGGTAGCGGACCTGACATAACTGCCGCTGATAATAATAATACGGAAAGTAATACACCACAATACCAAACAGTAAGTAACCAAATAAAAGTTAATAGTGCAAAAGCAAACACAAAAGGACTAACAAAAAAATTATTAAGAAAATTATTATCAGAATGCGATTATTTTGAAATGTTACAAGAACAACAACCTATGATATTTGACGGCATAAAAAGTAAGATTAAAAATTTTCAACCAGCATTTCATTCAATGACTCCCGAAGGTTTAAATTCTAGATTAACATTTTTAAATCAATGTACTAGACCAGGGGACACAATCCCAACTGCGGTTTCAGCCGGAAATCAAGGACAAACAGAATTTCAGTATAATGATGTATTTAACAGTGCTTTTGGTACTCCGCCTGTAGTGGTTATTAGGGTTGGTGATTTTTACCACACAAAGGCAATAATTGATAGTGTTAGTTTTAAATATGACGATTTAAAATTTGATATTAATCCTGAAGGAATTGGTTTACAACCAATGATTGCTGAGGTTACTTTACAATTAAAATTTATAGGAGGACAAGGTTTAGCTGGTCCGGTGGCCACAATACAAAACGCACTTACGTTTAATTATTATGCTAATACTGAGATGTATGATGAAAGAGCTGAAGAAACTGAAAAAATTTATGAAAATATTGATGCGGAACTTCTTGAGGATTTTAAAAACGAATATGGTACATTTACAGGTGACACCACACCAGGAAATCCGGCAGGTAACCCAATAGGTACAATATTAACTAATTTTTTAGATGTGTCCACAAGTGCCGTAACAGGAACAATCAAATATAAAGAAAAAATGAATGAGTTAGTTAAAACAACTCAAGAGTATTATCTATCATTGTTTAATAATTTTGAAAAAATTAAAAACGAATCATTAATAGGTGGTATTACTTTATATAATTCAGAAAGAAAATACAACCAAGGATTATTTAATTGGTTAAGTGGTGATTCTACTAATGTTGTTAATATTTTTGGAAGATCAAGTGCTTACGCAAAAAGAGTAGTTGATTTAATTTCTGATGCCAAAAAAGATATTGATTCTGGCGAATGCCCAATACTTGCCGGTTTAGACGAAACTAATTTTACAAACAATGAAAAAAGAAAAATAAAAAGAAAAATAACAGAAACAATAGATTCAAAATATAGTCCTTTATTAAAAATATTAGGCGAGGCTCAGGGTAGTATAGTTAAAACCACACTATCATTTATAAGTATAAGTGACCAAATGAATTACATATCAAATAAAGTCGACGGTTATATTAATAAAAGAGGAGGTGTTGTGGTTTATGATATTTCAGGAACAACAGGAGACGTTCACCCAACAACACCTGGGTATGGTACGACAAACACATTTGACGAATTTATAAATGATTTTTATAAAATTAAAGATGATTTAAATACTTACATGTCAAAAATGAATGAATATGCTATAATACCTAGCGGCACGCCATTCACATATAATACTGATTATTCATTTCAAATGTTTTTAAGAGAAAGTAATGATTTTGCCGAAGGTTATCAAACAGTACAAAAAGGTGTGAATAGATTTTTTATGTTATTTGGAAAAGACATATTAGACGATTACTTAAAGTTCGCCGATAATATCGTTAGTGTAATACCATTAGGTGAAAATAGTAATGAAGAAAAAAGAGATGAGTGGAAAAGATTTATTTTATCTAATATGGGTTTTGTTTATGATCCTAATACAAATAACATTACTAAAAGACCTTTTGGTTTATATCAAGATTTTGAAAGATCAAAAAAGAAAACAGATGAACAGTTTAAAAAGTTTAAAGATGAATTTTTAAATACGTTTTTACCAAATAACACATACACACCGTTTAGTCAAGACAAAGAAAGAATTATGGACTACAAAAAACAAAACCCAACACAAGCACCTTATGATCAACAACTAAAAGATATTTGGTCAACTGTTGATGTTCAATCAACATACTTTAATCTTAAAAAAACAATGAGCTAATATGGAATATTTTAAAAGATATAATAGATTTTTATTAAACGGTAATCAAACAGTAGTTCCGTATGTTAATTTTGGTACAAGACCATCCGATCAAAAATATATTTATAGAACTGGAAAATCCAGATTAGATAAAATTAGTTATGAAAAATATGGATCACCTTATTTTGGTTGGTTAATACAGATGGCAAACCCAATATACGGAGGTTTGGAATCAAATATACCTGATGGTACAATTTTAATAGTACCATATCCATTAATTAGTGCATTATTAGACTACAAAAATGCGGTAGACGCTCATATTTTTTATTATGGCAGATGATAGAAGTAAAAATACAATTTATGTTGAAACGGATTATGATAATATTATTTTAATAGATCCGAATAAAATTGTTGTAAACAATGAAGTTAAAGATAGACTTGTTGAACACGAAGATTTAGTGTTTTATGCTAATTTAGAAACGAAGGTAATACCAAGAACCAAATTAGCAGTTGGGTTAGATTTAGATAGTGCTGTTGTAAGTACTACTATCGCTAGTATTGAAGGTAAAGAAAAAGGTGATAAAATCAATTTTTTACAACCAATAAATAAAAAAAGTTTCGATACTAGTTGGTCAGACCAATTAACAGGTAGAGGGGCTAAAGAAGGAAGAGGGGCTAATCAAACAACAGAAAGAGCGATTACGGATAAAGAAGGTACTACAAGATATTTAAGAGACGTTTCAAACTATGAAGACACTCAATTATTAGGTATATCATCAATAAGAGTAGAAATTACTGGAGGTAAGGCTGGTGGTATGTTTGTACCAAAAGTCGATATTGAATTAATAGATATACAAGGAAGAACATTATTTGAGCAAGGTGAGAAATCACTTTATTCTGTTTTTTTTAATTTACCTTATCCATTATTTTATTTAACACTAAAAGGTTATTATGGTAAGGCTATAAGGTACAGTTTAAACTTAACAAATTTTAGTGCGTCTTTTGATGCAAATAGTGGTAATTTTAATATTAAACTAAGTTTAATAGGTAAAAATTCAGGGTTATTAAGTGACAGTCTTTTAGATTATGCTAGAACCGCACCAAAAATGTTCCCAACGGTAATACAAAAAACTGAACCATCTTCTACAAATTCTACAAACACAAGAGTTAGTGACACTCAAACATCTTATGGTAGACAAGTTTTAGATGAGGTTTATTCTATATATAAATCTAAAGGTTTAATTGCCCAAGATTTTCCAAATTTAACAATAGATGAATTTATTGAAGATGCTGATAGTTTCCAAACTAATATGGAGTCTAAAATACAACAAGGGGATTTTGTAATATTAAGTGATATTTCACAATTTAGAAATGATTTATTGGATATAAAAGACAAGGCTTATAAAGTAGTTCTTAACAATTATTTAGATACTAATAACTATATTGTTTATAACGGTCAAATTTACTACCCGTTTAAAAATACATTAGACTTTCAAAAAAGAAGAGACATTATAAGTGCTATTAAAGCAGAAATTAATAACGCTTTAGATAACATGAGGAGAAACGCATCATTTGGTCAAGACTCAACAAATGGTAATCAAATTCCAGTTAATATTACGGACACTGAAATATTTGAGGAATTTGATTATGATTTATTAACCGAAGAAGATTACAAAAAAACTTTAGCGGCAAGATTAAAAAGAGTACCAACAGACGAACAAGTACAGATTTTTATTGCTCAATTAAATTTAATAACAAATACAAAAGAAATTATAAAAGATATTACAAATACAGAAATTGAAACTTTCCCTACACTTTTAAAATACGGTGAAATAAATGTTGGTGGTGTGGAGTATGTCCCTAATAGTTTTTTAAATAAAATAGAAATTTTAAGAAAAAAAATAGACGAAAAAGAACAAGAAATTGAGACACAACTTTCAGATGAATTAGCCATTAAATTTTTCTCTAAAAATGGAGGTTTAGGTTATAAACCAACATTAAGAAATATAATGGCAATTTTATTCGCTGGTTTGGATTCTTTTTATCGTATAATGGATAAAACTCATACAGATGCTTGGGATTTACGAGACAACCCTAAAAGAGTTAGTACTATACTACCACCCGATAAAAATTTTGGTATAGATGCGAAAAATTCAATAGGGGGAACGTCTGAAAATTTAAAAAATGTAAATGTGGTTTATCCATGGCCAACATATTTTGTCGAAGAAAAAGAAGAAGACGGTACTGAAAAATATAATATTAGATATATTGGTGATCCTAAATATTCTGACAAGACCGCAGCTTTTGATAATAGTGTTTGGCCTGAAATAAATTTTTTAGAAGATTATTTAACATCATCCACAAAAAGAGCAAAAGAAATAAAAAGAAGTGTTTATAACAACCCTAAAGAATTGGCTAAGTACGGATCATGTAATACTGTTTATTTCCCATTTAATGATGTTCCTTATGAGAATAAATCTGAAATTTCTTTTTTTTATGAATTTTATGAAAGAGCATACCTTTTAAGTACGTACCCTAAATTAGTAAAAAGTACTTTTAAAAGTAAACAAATTGATAAATTTTTATATGACTTGGAATCTAAAAATATTATAAATGCCGTTAGAGACAGTCCGAGCCTTGTTGAAAAATTAAAAACAAAAAAATATAATTTACAAACACTAAGACAGGAATTATTTAATATTTCTAATAGTGGTGGTATTGGTGCTAATTGGGCAGATTTTGAAAGAGATAAATATGTAACTGATTATTTAAGAAACGACATTGAAAAAGATTACGGGCTTTTTGATATGTCAACAATTGATGCTAGATCTATAAGTTTAGATAACACAATACCTTTAATTAAAAACTTTGAAGAATATTTAAGAAGTAGTGAAATATCAGAATTTTCTTTTTTAGATACTTTACCATTTACTGATGATGATTACGTAACTGGAAATACAAAATCCACTAAAGCTAAATTTTTTAATGAAACCACAAAAACCTATCTATTTTTAGATGACAAAAAAACAATATCAAGATTAAGTGAAACTGAAGAATATAAAAGCATAAAATGTTTTAAAGATTATGCTAATACCCAATTTAAAAATTTTTCAACTAATGTTTTTTTTGATAAACAAACAGACACTAAGATAGAAAACAGAGAAGGGTTAAAAAAATTTTTTGATGACACAGATAAAAAAAATTATTACTTAACTGTTAATGATATTTTATTAAAAGACACCTATAGTGGTAGTGTTGGGACTAATTTTCAAAAAACTACGATATTTAACACACCATACTTTATAAATTCAATATTGGATGGTGTTAATAAAGAAAAAAATAAAGTAGAAAACCCATACACTACACTTGGTTACCTATACTTAGCCGCTATGCCATTGTCTGACTTAACGGATTTTATTATTGATACGTCACAAGAAACTGATTTAGATGGGTTTGCCGCAACACTAAAAAACTTTTCGGCGATACACCAAATACCATATGCTAGTATTTTAAAATTTGGATCTATTTGGTATAGGTATAAAAAATATTTAGATGAAAATGTTGATATCTTGGATGACGTATGGAAAAACTTTGATTATAACCAATATTACGATCCATTTAATAATTCATTAACTACTAATTTTCAAATTAAAAACTACACTGGAGGAACAATAGACTTTAGGGGTTATAAAAGTCAAGCATTTAACACCACACAAGTTTCAGAAACATTTAACACTGGGTTCTATCCAAAAATGATAAATGATTTACATTGGTATTTTACAAAAAAAGATTTATTTACAAATTATAATATTACTGAATTTGAAGATTTATATAATCAAAATAAATTAAAGGTTGGGTTAAACACTGAGGCTTCTTATATTATGAATTTAAGTGGAGACCCAAATAATCTTAATAGATCAATAATTATAAATCCTTTTTTTCAGTATTTAACTTTTGATAAAGATCCATTAATTGATGCCAATTATAAATCATATTTATTAATCCCTTCTAATGGTGGTTCGATTTTTAATCAAACGGTTTTTGAATGTTTTAATAATGAAGATAAATTAAATTTAGAAGTAAAAGATAATCCGGCAATGTACAATGGTTCGGTTAGAACACTATGGGGTGCTCCACAATACGGTTATTTTGATAATGATTTGGTAACAAAACCAAAATACAATGAGTATTTAGATTTTACTACAGATAAAATTAAATATATTGAAGACATATTTGCCGTGTTCAAACCTGAAATTTTAGATTTATTTGAAAAGGCCTTTTTAGGTTTTTGTAAACCAAACCCAACGGCAGAAGACATTTTTATTTTAGAAAACGAAATAAAAAGTCCATCATATACTAGCACAAATAAAATAAAAAACATAGAAGAAAGAACACTATTTAATCAAATTAAAAAAATATTTTTAGTTAGAGATAATTATGTCCAATTATTTAACCAACAAAATACCGATTCGGTAAACTTAGCTCAAGCACAAATAAAAAATATAACAAATAATATTCAAAAATTTTTATCATTTGATTGTATATTAAAAATTGGTAATGCTGGAAATTTTGATAGAAAACTTTTTAATAGTTTTTTAAATGAACCAGGATTCACACCAGTAGAACCTTTTAAATTTGAAGAACCATACATATTAAATTCATTACCTGGTGACGGACAAACCATCACCTTAACCCAAAGTAAAGCGGCATTTAACCAAGAATGGAAAACTTTACAAAAATACGTAGGGTTTTCAACACTACCTAATGTTAATTACACTAATTCAGGATCAGTAATTACAGATTTTTTCATAGACATGAATTTAAAATTTAGTATTAATAATATTAAATCTTTATATCCATTGATTAAAATATTTGCGAGACATAAATACGAAGCTAAAAAAAATAATCAAACTTTTAATTCAACAACATTTAAAGGATTATTAAGAACATTCTTAGTTGAGATTAATAATTTTAATAATAATGCTATTTCTGAAATTTCTCAGTATTTAAATAAAAACTTACCTACTTTAAAAACAAAAAACGGAACTACTAATAGTACAGTAGAAGGGGATGTAACTAAACTATCTTTATATAATGTTTTTCAAACCTTAAACGATAAGTGGATATCAGGGACAGATTTTAAAAATAAAACATTATTTGAGGATTTTTTATTTCACGACGTTTCAAACAATGACATAGGAGACAAAATTCAAATTCCAATGGAAGACGCTAAGAATATATTAAATGCTGATGGTGGTGTAGATATATATTCTGTTGTTGGATCTATTTTAGAAAAATGTGGTAATATGTTATTTTTTTCTTTACCATCTTATGTTAATTTCTATGGAATACAACAACCATCAAAAAACCCACAAGCAATAAATTTTGATTCTGCTGGTAACTTATTTGGGACATGGACTAATGTTGATTATATTAACTCAACCGCAAAATTTTTGTGTGTGTATACAGGTAGAGAATCAGAAAAATTACCATCAAAAGATAATAGTTTTATGATTTATGGAGATGATAGTTATGATTTTAGAAATCCGGCAACTAATCCGTTAAGAATTGAAGATAATAAACAAAATAAATCTTTATCTAATAAAGTTGTTGGGTTTAATGTTGATTTTGGAATTAGAAATCAAAATATATTTAAAGGTTTTACTGTTGGTATGGATGATAAAAAAAATACCGCAGCCACTTTCCAAGTTAGAACTAATTTAGCTAATAGTGCTAGCGGTGGTCAAATTGCTCAACAATCAACTTCACTTTATTCTTTTTATAAATCCCTGTCATATGCTTGTACAATCAATTCTTTAGGTAATGTTATGATACAACCACTAATGTATTTTAATTTAAGACACGTACCACTATTCTATGGACCTTATTATATATTTAATGTTTCACATAATATAACAATTAACGGTTTTGAAACTACTTTTAAGGGTAGTAGAATGCCAAAATACGCATTACCACAACCTGATAGTCTTGGTACATACATAAAAACTAACTATTTAGAAAAATATAAATCAAAAATACTTGAAAGAAAAAACACAGAAGGAGTCCCAACCGAAGAAGTTACTATACTTGATCCAGAAGGTCAAAAATTAGAAAAAGAAGGTCTGATTAGTGACCAACAAAGTTGTATTAATTTATTATTTGGTAGTTATACTTCTAATGCTGGTTATAGGTTTGTTAATATTCAAAAAACACCATTAACATATGAAGACTTTAAAACTTTATTAGATACAAATGTTACAGACACCACAAATAATAGAGTATGTAAAATAATTTTATTTACTATAGCATTAACTAGACCGACAGGAGCATCTAGTAGTTCTGGATTGTTTGAACCACTTAATAAAAACTATTTTGAAATTAATGCTGTAAATGAACAACAACAATCAGTATTGAATACGTTTGAATTAATTTGTACACAAACAAGAGGAAATATACCGACACCATTATTTTCTTATAGTTCAGATACAGGATCAATATTTACCGCTAATTCAATAGTTAAACCTACTTTACCAGTTATTGATGCTTTAAACACTATAAATGGTGGTACTAATATTACTTCGGAAGTAGAGGCAAAATCAGTTGCCCAATACGCAATAAGGGTTTGGGATGCCGGTTTTTTTAACGAGAGTGCAAATGAAATTAATGACGCAATTAATGAAAATTTAAACAGAGGTACAATCACAGAAGATGATTTTCAGTCATATATTAACATAGCAAAAATCGCACAAACTTACTTCCCTTCTTAAATTTTATAAAGTACAATATATTTATATATAAAAAAGTTATGAGTGTAAAAAAATTATTAGATGATTATCTTAGAAAAGATACGAGAATCACAGAAAAACAAATCGATTCAGATCACAAACAAGTTTGTGATTTAGATACAGGAGATTGTTATACAATAAGAATGAAAGACGGACTTATTGAAAGATTTGACAATACAGTTAAGACTAATAAAACTTTAAGAGTCGAAACTCCAACAGGGGTTAAAACACTATTAAACGGTTAAAAAATATTAAAATGAACTTAGAAAAAAGATTATTGTCAGAATTAAAAAGATTTAATGAAATAAATACTTACATATTAAACGAACAAGATCCTGGGGCGCTACCACCGGCACCTGATGCTGGAGCACCACCGGCACCGGACGCTGGAGCACCACCGGCACCAGATGCTGGAGCACCACCGGCACCTGATGCTGGAGCACCACCGGCACCTGATGCTGGAGGAGGTGAAGAAGTACCTGAACCTGTCGATGTTACTACAGATCCTGATGTTGAAGAAGTTGGTGCAGAAAAAGAAGGTGAAGAAGAGGAAGCGGAAGAAATAGATATAACTGATTTAGTTACAACACAACAAGAAATTAAAAAGAAACAAGATGAAGTTATGGATGGTATTTTTTCTAAATTAGATGATTTACAATCTAAATTAGAAAATATTGATCAATTAATGAATAAAATTGATAGTTTAGAAAATAAGTTTGACAAATATAGAGATAAAACACCTGAAGAAAAATTAATGTTAAGGTCTTTAGATTCTTATCCATATAATCAAAAATTAACTGATTTTTTTAATGATAAAGAACCTGAAATGGAAAAGTCAGGTAAAAACGAGTACGTCCTTACTTCAGATGAAGTAGAAAACTTTTCACCAAACGAAATTAAAAAAACTTTTAACATATATGACGAAGAGGAAAATGTTAATGAACGTTATCAAAGAAGAAACAGAAGAATACTTTAAGAAATAAGGTTCGGTCATCCGAACCTTTTTTATTTGACATTATTAGATTTATACTTATATTTTATTCAGATAAAAGAGTATAAATTTTTAAAAAAACAAATTATGTCAAATGCTTTAGATGCGGTACTCGCTCAGTACGAAAAGAACTCACAACCAAGCGGAGGTTCACAAAAATCAAACATTTCTCAAGAAGACAGAATGAAGAAGTACTTCTCTGCAATTCTTCAAAAGAATGAGAAATCAGCACAAAAAAGAATTAGAATTTTACCAACAAAAGATGGTTCTTCACCATTTGTTGAAGTTTGGTATCATGAAATTCAAGTTAACGGACAATGGGTTAAGTTGTATGACCCTGATAAAAATGACAACGAAAGATCACCACTTACCGAAGTTTATAATGAACTTATTTCTACAGGTAAAAAAGAAGATAAAGAATTAGCTTCACAATACAGAGCAAGATTGTTTTACATTGTTAAAGTTATTGATAGAGATAACGAACAAGATGGAGTTAAGTTTTGGAGATTTAAACACAACTACAAACAAGAAGGTGTATTAGATAAAATTCTTCCTATTTGGAAAGCAAAAGGTGATGTTACTGATGCTGAAAAAGGTAGAGACTTAATCATTGAGTTGATAAAGGCAAAAACACCACAAGGAAAAGAATATACTGTTGTTCAAACAATTATGTATGACGATCCTGCACCATTACACGAAGATAAAGAAATCATGGATGGTTGGGTTAAAGATGAATTAACTTGGAGTGATGTTTATTCTAAAAAACCTGTTGAATATTTAGAAGCAGTTGCGGTAGGGGAAACACCAATTTGGAGTAGTGAACTTAAAAAATATGTTTACGGAGAAGAAGCGGAAATTTCACTTGGAGGTGTTAAAGAAGAAACGCCTATTGTTGACCCACAAGCGGATGAAGAACCATCAGAAGAATTACCTTTCTAACATAATAAAATATGAATAAGATATCAGAAAAAATGTATGAAGCTCTGACCTTGAAATATAGGTCAGAGATGGCATACGCAGAAGCAACATTATTAGTATATTTCAATAACCCTGTTGGTATTGGTGAACACCCACAACATTTAGAAGAAATGGATGTACTTGTTGAAAAAATGACAAACGCAAAAGACAAGTTAGAAATGTTGGAAACAGTTTACAAATATAACGTAAAAAGAGACGACAAGTTTGAAATAACTGAAGACATGTTAAAATTATTAAACGAACAAAAAGATGGCAATAAAGAAGAATGATTTTAGTTCATTAAAGAAAAAATTTTCTACATCGGCAAAATATAAACCACAAAGGTTTTTTGATCTTGGCGAACCTTTCTTAGATGCTGTTGGACTACCAGGTCCTGCTATGGGACACATCAATATGTTTTTAGGTCATTCAGACACAGGTAAAACAACCGCCTTAGTAAAAACCGCTGTTGATGCACAAAAGAAAGGAATACTACCTGTTTTTATTATTACAGAACAAAAGTGGTCTTTTGAACATGCTAAACTTATGGGTTTTGAATGTGAGGAGGTTGTTGATACTGAAACAGGCGAATTAGAGTGGGACGGGTTTTATATATTCAATAATAACTTTGATTATATAGAACAAATAACAGACTATATTAATGATTTGTTAGATGCACAAGAAAAAGGGGATTTAGACTATTCATTATGTATTATGTGGGATTCTGTTGGTTCAGTTCCTTGTAAGATGACTTACGAAGGTAAAGGTGGAAAACAACACAACGCATCAGTATTGGCTGACAAGATTGGTATGGGTATTAATCAAAGAATATCAGGATCACGTAAAGCGGATTCAAAATATGAAAATACCCTTATCATTGTTAACCAACCATGGGTAGAATTACCTGACAACCCATTTGGTCAACCAAAAATTAAAGCAAAAGGTGGAGAAGCAATTTGGTTAAACTCATCTTTAGTATTTTTATTTGGAAACCAAAAAGGTGCTGGTACAACTAAGATTACCGCAACAAAAGACAAGAGAACAGTTAAGTTTGCGTCAAGAACAAAAGTATCTGTTATGAAAAACCACATCAATGGACTTGGGTTTGAAGACGGTAAAATTATTGTGACACCACACGGGTTTTTACCGGGTAAGGAGGCGTCAGAAGAAAAGGCATCAATTGAACAATACAAAAAAGATTATGCCGAGTATTGGAAAGAGATAATCGGAGTTGATGGTGACTTTGATTTGAAAGCAGAAAAAGAAGAAGTAGAGTAAGAACCTTGTAAAAAAAAATTAATGACCAAAACTTTATTAGTTGACGGGAACAACTTATTAAAAATAGGATTTCACGGAGTTAAAGATTACTTTAACAACGGACAACACATAGGAGGTATTTGGCATTTCTTAAATACATTACGTAGGTTCATTGACGAATCTAACTTCAATAAGGTTGTAGTATTTTGGGATGGTGAAACTAGTTCGTCCCAAAGAAGAATCATCTACCCAAAATACAAACTCAACCGAAAACCATCAGACAATCAACTAAAAGAAGAATCCTTCTACAATCAAAGACAACGAGTTAAACAATATTTAGAGGAAATGTTTGTTAGACAAGTTGAGTTTGATAATTCTGAAGCGGATGACTTAATCGCCTATTATTGTCAAATATCAAAAGGAGAGTATAAAACAATATTTAGTGCAGATAGAGACCTTACGCAACTTATTTCAGAGGATGTGACAATCTATTCACCCAACACAAAGAAGTACTATAAGAAGGGTGATATGATTAAACTACACGAAATAGAAATCCCACACTACAATGTTAAAACATTTAAAATATTATCAGGAGATAAATCAGATAATATTGATGGAATTTATTATTTAGGAGAAAAGACATTTATCAAATTATTTCCTGAGATACTTGAAAAAGAAGTTTCTTTTTCAGATATTTTATCAAAAGGTGAAGAACTTTTAAAAGAACAAAAAGATAATACAGTTCTTAAAAATTTACTCACAGGAAAAACAAAAGAGGGAATTTTTGGTGACGAGTTTTTTGAAATTAATAAAAAAATCGTAGATTTGTCACAACCCTTAATAAGTGAAGAAGGAAAAGAATTAGTTGAAGCATATTACTCTGAGTCATTGGATCCTGACGGAAGAGGATATAAAAACTTAATTCGGATGATGATGGAAGACGGATTATTTAAATACCTACCAAAAGGGGATGAACAGTGGGTATATTTTTTAAAACCATTTTTAAAGTTAACAAGAAAAGAAAAAAACAATTTTAAAACAAAAAAGTAAATTATGAAAGAGCAGAATGATGTAACAAAGGTTGAATTCTTAATGACACTTAACAATAATTTTGTTGTACAAAGATTTTTTAATGTTAAGGGATATAACCCTAAAGTTAAAAATAGTATTGAATTATATGACTACATTAAAGAGTTGTCAGAAGAGTTACAAACAAAATTAAGAAACAAGTGTATGGTCTATATGTTAGAAAATAGATTTCAAATTGAAGAAGACCCAACCGTATTAGAAACATCAAACACAGACGGACCTGAAGTATTTAACATTATTTTAAAGGTCGGAAATGAGACAATTTGTCATAGAATTATTGATGCGAAATTATACCCACCAAAGGTAAGATATACCCTGGATATACGCCCATCCATAAAAAACATTTTAAGAGAACTAACTGACATTTTATCAGAGAAAAATTTATCTTTTAATTACTTGAATTATTCATTCGCTTAACAGTATTTATTAGTAAATCACATTAAATTCTACACAATATGTCAGACAAAAAAAACTTCGGATACTTAGGAAATACTTTTCAAATTCAATTATTAAATAACATTATTACATACAAAGATTTCTCTAATTCTATCCTTGAAGTAATTGATCCTCATTATTTTGACAACCAATATTTTAGAATCATTTGTCAAATGATTAAAGAATATTATTCAAATTATGAGCATACACCGACATTTGATACCTTAGAACAACTAACCAAATCAGAAATAACCTCTGCAATGGCTCAAAAGAGCGTTTTAGATACATTAAAGCAAGTTAAAGAAGTATCTGACGAAGGGTCTATGTTTGTTCAAGAAAAATCCTTAAAATTTTGCAAACAGCAAGAGCTCCAAAAAGTAATGACTAAAGCACAATCAATCATCGACAAAGGTGATTTTGAAAGTTATGATAAGTTAGAAGAAATGGTTAGGGGAGCCATACAAGTTGGTGAAGTTGATAAAGGAACAAGTGATGTATTTTTTAACCTTGATGAGGTTTTGGACGACGATTACAGACACCCAATTCCTATTGGTGTACCCGGTATTGATAATTTATTAAAAGGAGGATTAGCCAAAGGAGAGATTGGCGTTATTTTAGCCCCTACCGGAGTTGGTAAATCAACGTTCACAACCAAAATTGCAAATCACGCATTTAACTTAGGGTATAACGTACTTCAAATATTTTTTGAAGACAACCCAAAAATTATTCAAAGAAAACACTTTACACTTTGGACCGGTATTCATCCTGATGATTTATCTGAAAATAAAGCAGAAGTTATGGAAAAAGTTAAACACATTCAATCAACAAGAAAAAATAAGTTGATAATGAAAAAGTTGGCTTCTGATACTGTAACTATGAATCAGATTAAAAATCAAGTAAGAAAGATGATTGCCGAAGGAACTAAAATTGATATGATTATTTTAGATTATATTGATTGTGTTGTTCCTGACAAGATGTTAGGTGATGAATGGAAAAGCGAAGGATCGGTCATGCGAGGATTTGAAGCGATGTGTCATGAATTAGACATCGCAGGTTGGACAGCTACACAAGGTAATAGAAACTCAATTTCATCTGAAGTTGTGACAACAGATCAAATGGGTGGATCGATTAAAAAGGCTCAAGTAGGACACGTAATCATTACAGTTGCTAAGTCATTACAACAAAAAGAAATGAATTTAGCAACTATTGCGATTACAAAGTCAAGAATTGGAAAGGACGGTATCATATTTGAAAACTGTAAGTTTGATAATGGTATGTTAGAAATTGATACTGAACAAAGTGTGACTTTCTTAGGTCATGAAGAACAAAAGGAAGAAAAAAATCGTAACAGAATAAAAGAACTGTTAGAGAGAAAAAAACAAAAAGAACAACAAGAATCTTAAAATAAATTATTAAATTTGTAAAAAATGGATATTTCGCAAAAAATATTAAGTGACATTACTGTCTTTATGAAATACGCTAAGTTTCAACCTGAATTAAACAGGAGAGAGACTTGGGAAGAGTTGGTAACAAGAAACAAAGAAATGCACCAACGTAAGTACCCCCACATTAAAGATGAGATAGAGGAGGTATATAAAATGGTATACGACAAGAAAGTATTACCATCAATGAGATCATTACAATTTGGTGGGAAACCAATTGAGATTTCACCAAACAGAATTTATAATTGTGCTTACATGCCAATTGACCACGTAGATTCATTTTCTGAAACTATGTTTTTACTTTTAGGTGGAACAGGAGTTGGTTACTCAGTTCAAAAACACCACGTTGAAAAATTACCAGATATTAAAAAACCAAATCCTGAAAGAACAAGACGTTACTTAATTGGTGACTCAATTGAAGGATGGGCAGATGCCATTAAAGTGTTAATGGAATCGTATTTAGGTTATAAGTCATCAACACCTATTTTTGACTTTTCAGATATTAGACAAAAAGGGGCGATGCTTGTAACATCAGGAGGTAAAGCACCAGGACCTCAACCGTTAAAAGATTGTATTCACCACATTACTAAAGTGTTGGATAACAAAAAAGACGGTGAAAAATTAACACCAATTGAAACTCACGATATCGTATGTCATATTGCTGACGCAGTTCTAGCTGGTGGTATCAGAAGAGCGGCACTTATTTCATTATTCTCGGCTGATGATGAAGAAATGATTTCTTGTAAGTCAGGAAATTGGTGGGAACAAAACGCACAAAGAGGTAGAGCAAATAACTCAGCGGTACTTCTTCGTCACAAAATCACAAAAGAATTCTTTATGGATCTTTGGAAACGTATTGAATTATCAGGGGCAGGAGAACCTGGAATTTATCTATCTAACGATAAAGATTGGGGAACAAACCCTTGTTGTGAAATCGCACTAAGACCATTCCAATTTTGTAACTTATGTGAGGTAAATGCTTCAGATATCGAATCACAAGAAGATTTTGAAAAAAGAGTTAGAGCAGCCGCATTTATTGGTACATTACAGGCTGGTTATACTGACTTCCATTATTTAAGAGATATTTGGAAAAGAACAACTGAAAAAGATGCACTTATTGGTGTTGGTATGACAGGTATTGGTTCAGGTGTTGTTTTAGGGTATGACATGAAAAAAGCGGCTAAGGCCGTTAAAGAAGAAAACGAAAGAGTTGCTGAACTTATTAAAATTAATAAATCAGCAAGAACAACGACCGTTAAACCATCAGGAACCTCATCGTTAGTGTTAGGAACCTCATCAGGAATTCACGCTTGGCATAATGACTTCTATTTAAGAAGAATCCGTGTTGGTAAAAACGAATCAATCTATTCTTACTTGGCGATTAATCACCCTGAGTTAATTGAAGATGAGTTTTTCCGTCCTCACGACACTGCGGTTATTACTATCCCACAAAGAGCACCAGAAGGGTCTATTGTTAGACACGAGTCAGTATTTCAGATGTTAGAAAGAGTTAAGAAAGTTTCTCAAGAATGGATTAAACCTGGACACAGAAACGGTCAAAACACACATAATGTATCTGCAACCGTTTCAATTAAAGAAGATGAGTGGGATTTAGTTGGTGATTGGATGTGGAATAACAGAGATTTTTATAATGGACTATCTGTATTACCATATAATGGAGGAACTTACACACAAGCACCTTTTGAAGATTGTACAAAAGAAGACTTTGAAAGATTAGTTAAAACATTAACTGATGTTGATTTAACTAAAGTTGTTGAGTTACAAGATAATACCGACCTTAGAGGTGAAGCCGCTTGTGCTGGTGGGGCATGTGAAATAGTATAAGTCATGACAGTAAACGCATCAAAAGATTGGGTACAACAATTATATGTTAGGGAATTCGGACCTAAACTACAACCAAACGAATTCTATTATGATAACCAAGGTAGAATGGTTATGACCGAAGATTATCATATAAGAAGAGGTAAGTGTTGTGGAAGTAGGTGTTTACATTGTCCTTATGAACCTCAATACGAAAGAGGAAATCAAAACCTTAAAGAATCCTTACGAAAGTAAGGATTTTTTTATTTATATAAAATTTACCAACACTATATTTATTTAATATGGCAGATGGTATTACTTATGGTATAATATTCCCGTTTAGGCAAAGTACTAATGGTAAATTTTTGGCACTTTCTGAACAAACAGATGATGAAATAAGAAGTAACTTAATTCATTTATTATTAACTAGAAAGGGAACGAGATATTATTTACCTGATTTTGGTACAAGACTATATGAGTATATTTTTGAACCATTAGACGGAGAAACATTTGAAAACATTAAATCAGAAATACAAGAATCGGTAAGTAAATATATACCTAATTTAGTAATACAAAATATAACTATTGAACCTTATATTGATACTGAACCATCACTTGGTGAATTATCATCGGAACAATTTGATATACCTGTCTATAGAGTACCAGGGGCTAACACAGAAGAATACACAGCTAAGGTAAAAATAGAATATATTGATAACGCTAGCGCTTTTGGGTCTAGAGAATTTGTAATAATTAATATTTAATTAATATGGCTAATAAAAAAATATCATACACAGAAAGAGATTTTGAAGGAATAAGACAAGAGCTTATAAATTTCACGCAACAATATTATCCCGAATTAATTCAAAACTTTAATGACGCATCTGTATTTTCTGTTTTGATGGATTTAAATGCTGCAGTTACTGATAACCTACATTTTCATATTGATAGAAGTATTCAAGAAACAGTTTTACAATACGCACAACAAAGGTCATCAGTTTTTAACATTGCTAGAACGTATGGTTTAAAAATACCTGGTTTTAGACCTTCAGTTGCAATTGCTGATATTTCTATTACTGTTCCCGCTAATGGAGATCAAGAAGATAGTAGTTATTGTGGTATTTTAAGAGCCGGGTCTCAATTTGGTGGTGGAGGTACTATTTTTGAAAATTTATATGATATTGACTTTAATTCTGATTTTAATATTGAAGGGTCTATTAATAGGACTAAAGTACCTACTTTTGACCAAAATAACAGTTTAGTAAATTATGTTATAACTAAAAGAGAAGTGATAGTTAATGGTACCACTAAAGTGTTTAAAACTGTAATAAATCCAAACAACGTTGTTCCATTTTATAGTTTGTTTTTACCTGAAAAAAATGTTTTAGGGGTAACATCAATAATACAAAAAGACGGAACATCTTATCAAAACACACCAACCTATGCTGAATTTGCTGGTACCGAAGGTAGGTGGTATCAAGTTGATTCTTTAGTTGAGGATACTGTTTTTATTGAAGATTCAACTAAACCAGTTGATAATGCTGGGGTAAAAGTTGGTACATATATTAAAACTGACAATAGATTTATAACTGAATACACCCCAGAAGGGTTTTTAAAAATACAATTTGGTGCGGGAACTACTACCCCAAATGAGCAATTACAACAATTTTCTAGAACGGGAGTTACTTTAAAACTACAAAATTATCAAAACAATATAGGGTTGGGTTTAACCGTTAAACCAAATACAACATTATTTGTACAATATAGAATAGGTGGTGGTATTACGTCAAATATTGGGGTAGGAGCAATAAACCAAGTAATAAATCCTAATTTCTTTGTTAATGGTAGTAGTTCTAGTTATAATCAAAGCGTTACACAATCAATTACGGTTACTAATGTGAGTGCAGCAATCGGAGGATCAAATCAACCAACAATTGAAGAAGTAAGAAATATGGTTACGTTTAATTTCGCCTCCCAAAGAAGGGCGGTGACAGTAAATGACTATAAATCTTTAATCGATACCATGCCAGGACAATTCGGGGCACCTGCGAAAGTATCTATAACTGAAATTGATAATAAAATATTAATTAAAATATTATCTTTTGATGCTAATGGATCGTTAACACAAACAGTTTCCAATAATCTTAAAACTAACTTAGCAACATACCTTTCTAAATATAGAATGATTAATGACTATATATCAATTGAAGTTGCAAAGGTTATTGATTTAGAATTAGAATTTTTTGTTGTTACTGAAAACATCGGGTCAAGATCGCAAATAATAACACAAATAATTAACACAGTTACAGACTATATGGAACCAGGTAAAAGAGAACTTGGTCAAAATGTTAATATATCTGATTTAAGAAGAATTGTACAAGCAATTAACGGTGTTAATACATTAACAGCAATTAATGTATATAATAAAGTTGGTGGTCAGTATTCATCATCTGAAACATCACAAAGATATGTTGATCCGGCAACAAAACAAATTGAATTAGTTGATGATACAATATTTGCTGAACCCGATCAGATATACCAAGTACGATTTCCAAATAAAGACATTAAAGTTAGGGTTAAAACTTTAGGAACGGTTAATTTCTCATAAGATTCTTTATTTTTAAACATACAAACTTACTTTTAAAAATAGTAACATAACTATTTATGAACAAAGAGAACCATGTCTAAAAATTATAGATTAAGAACAACACCGGGTATAGATAAGAACATAAGAATCAAAATCGATCAAGACTTTGATTTTATTGAAATTCTATCTTTAAAATTAAAACAATCAGACCTTTATACTAGGTTTTGTGCCGATTATGGTGTAATTGCTGGTAGAGTAATAACAAATGGAGGTTATGGGGTACCAAATGTTAGTGTATCCGTTTTTGTGCCATTATCAAACGAAGATGACGAAGATCCTGTTATATCCACATTATACCCATATAAAACACTAACAGACAAAAACGAAGACGGATATAGGTATAACTTATTACCTTACGTTCAAGAATATGGAGGACATAACCCTACAGGTACTTTTCCTGATAGAGAAGATGTTTTAACAAGAAGTGAGGTTTTAGAAGTTTATGAAAAATATTATAAATACACCGCCAGAACTAACGATAGCGGTGATTTCATGATTGTTGGTGTCCCTTTAGGACAACAAATAATAATTATGGATGCCGATTTATCAAACATAGGTTGTTTTTCATTAAGACCATCTGATTTAATAAGAATGGGTATGGGTAGTGAAGGTCAGTTTGATGGGCCTTCTTTTAGGTCATCTACTGACTTAGATTCTTTACCACAAATAATTAATCAAAAAAAAGAAGTTGAAGTCGCGTCTTTTTGGGGTGAGGAAGATTTATGTAACATAGGTATAACAAGAGTTGATTTTGATTTAAGAGATTCGGGAATAAAAATAGAACCACAAGCAATTTTTATGGGTTCAATTTTCTCAACGACAGATGAAGACGCATTACAATCTAATTGCAAACCTAAATTTGACTCAGGAAATCTTTGTGATTTAGTTACTGCCCCTGGTAGAATTTTAGCAATTAGACAAACAATTTATTCAGACGCAGCAGGACTACCAATATTAGAACAACATAATTTAGATCAAGGAGGTAATATAATTGATAATGAGGGAACATGGCTTACAGAAGTACCTATGAATTTAGATTATGTTACAACAAATGAATTTGGAGAACAGATTTTATCAAACGACCCTACAGTCGGAATACCAACAAAGGCAAAATATAGATTTAAAATTCAATATCAAAATGAATCCTTTGGTCAGTCAGTACAAAGAGCAGAATATTTAGTACCAAATATTAGAGAGTATGGTTGGAATAGTACAACAAATGCTAACGGACCTAGTGACGACACACTACAAAGACAATCATATGCTTTTAGTCTTGATTGGACAGATTATGGAAATACCGGTACAACTATAGGTC